TTGCGGTCGCCTCGTCAGCCCACCATCGCGCATCAATCCATGGCACCACGCTAATGCTGTTCGGCACGACTCCTAAATCGTGAGCGGCTACGACGGCTGTGCCGCCCGTGGCGCAGACTGCCACCACGGGCGTAGACCACCGCGTCACAGGCCGTAGATTGCCCTCAAGAGCAGCATTGATGCTGTTCACGTTGGCATCGTCTGTGGCCTGGATTTGTTTCACGGATCCACATTCCCCGGAGGCGTGCTGCCAGTTTGCTAGACCGCGAAAACGTAATCGAAGGCGATAACGATGTCGCCAGACCACTCGCCGCCGCCGGTCCGTCGCGCCGTGACGACCGTTCCCTCCGACGTGACGTACGCGCCGCCAGCCTGATCCGTGAAGGCCACGCTGCGCTGTGCCCGTGGTGCGCGATAGCCTGCGGGCAGAGCGAAGTACAGCTCATGCGCGACGCCGCCGCCGACGTGTCCGGCCATATTGACCGACATCGCGATACTGCCGCCGCTCAGCAAGTCGGCCGAGTAATCGACGACGTTCGTTGCGGTGAATGTGGCATCTGAATCTGCCGTGAACGCCGTCGAGGTCTGGGGTAAATCGAACCAAGTCATTTTGAATCCTCCTAGCGGGGAGTTCCCGCGATTTGTGAGCGAATCACACTACGCGTCCGCTCTTCCGTGGCAATGCTAAGGTACTTTTCCATGCGCTGTTCGAACGACGTGCGCCGCGCCTGTGCCTCCTCCCATTGCATTTTCTCCATCGCGATCGCCGTTGCCAGCTCGCCGACGAAGTTCTGTAGCTTCATGTCCATTTTCCACTTATTGGTGTTATCGGCGAGAAGATCATCTTCCTTGCGCGTCCCGCGCAGTACGAGCATCGTTCTGTAGTCGGTCGGCGTAGAGGATGGCGTCGGCCACAATTCGACGCGCGCACCGGCTCGGCGCCACTTTACCGGCCACCCCGTTTGCGTCTTTGTGAAGAGGCCAAATAGCACCGGGTCCTGCTCAGGAAACGAGGGATATTCGCGAACCGAAGACGGCGCATAAGCCGCTTGCGATTGTGTGTAACTCACCGCCTCAAGATCGAGCAATGTGTCCGGCAGCGGTAGATAGTTCTGCGCGTTCACCGTCACGTCATACCAGCGCCAGTTTCGAAGCCTCTGCATGAGATCGAGCAGCTTCTTCCCACGCGGCTCCAGCATCAACGTCATGAATTCATCCTTCGCTTCGTTGATGTAGGACAGAAGCGAGGAATAGTGCGGATGCTGCGTCGGCAGGTTAGAGCAGTTCAGCGCCACCTTCGCGATCATCTGCGAAGCCGTGTAGCCCGCTTCTGCGGGCGAAGTAACGGCCGAATCTACTTCTGTCCATGCCAACGGTCATCTCTCCTTACGGCATGATCGGCGTCATCGACACCGTGCCGGTAAACGTACCGTCCGTCACCTTGAAAACGACGTTGCCGGTCGGCGGCAGGAAGCACGTGTTCGTCACTGCCGTGATTCCCGAACCCGAACCCGGAACCGTTCCGGCCGAGGGATAGACGACGTAAACCGTAGTGCCGGTCGCATTCACGGCGGCCGGCGTAGCGTTGATCTGATAATATTTTCCGGAAGTTTCGTCTTTACCTTGGATTCTGAACGTCGCGCCAGTGGCGCCGGGTGTGACCGCCGTCAAGTCGAGCACGAAAATCGCCCCTGTCGCTCCCCATGGGAGGTTCCAATCCGCAGACGTGGTGTCCGCAGTCGCCGCCGCAAGGCTGAGTAGTTTGGTTGCTCCAGTGGCTACAGACATCGCTCTATCTCCTTAGTAAAAGTGCCCCGTCGCAGAATCGAGATGTCCGACGCGAACGCCGCAGTGCACGCCAAACCGCGCATTAACTTCGCGCTTGGCTTTCTTGCAAAGGAAAAGGTCCTGCGTGAAGTTCGGGCTCGTTTCGAACCATGGTCCATCCATCTTGCGGAAGATCGCTTTGCGCCACAAGGCGCATCCCATCGCGATCCCGCGCACTTCGATGAGCGAGCCTTTCTGCACGGCGCTCGCTATGTCAACGGGGCGATAGTCGCCGTCAGGATCGGAGGGCAGGCCGAATGCCATCGGCATCGGCGGATCTGTCTTGAGCCAATAAAGTCCGGACACGGCGTCGAAGCCACGATGCCCCGCCTCACACTTCCACTCACGCCCCCCCACTTCGGCGCCGCAATCCGGACAGGTGTAAATCGCTTCCATCAACTTCGGCACGGCATCGGAAGGAATGATGTTGTCCTCCTCTGTCGTGAGAACGAACGGCGCGGCGGCCATAGCTTTCCCGTACTCCCGCCCGAACGACTGAATCATTTCCGTCTCGTTCAGTGCAAAGCCGAATAGACGGTTGTATGCCGCAGCCACCTCCAAGCCTTCGACCGCGATCAAATGCGTGCGAAAGTGGTTCATCGGCCATTGCATGGAGAGCATGGAGACGACTACGCTCGTCGGAATCATCCCGCGCGATGGGCAGACCCAAAGCACGCGCTGATCGCGATAGACCTTCGTCTGCGTGTAGGACAGCAGCTTGCCCTCTGTGAACGATGACGCTTCGTTGTGCTGCGTCCCGCCGACGACAACCTTTATCAGTTCTGTCTTGATCTCGCTGGCCGGTCTTTTGGCTATTTCTTTAGCGAGATCCGCATCGGTCATCTCGGCAAGCTTCTTCTTGAAGACAGTGTCCTCATGCCTTAGCTGATAGCAGTTGCTCGGCGAACACCCGTGAGGGTGATACTGTCGCGAACAACAGAAGTTCAGCGGGTGTGATGATGGAATGGGTAGAAGTTCCGGCACCGACTACCTCACAACGACATAGCGGTAAACGTGATCAATAAACACTAGGGAGTAAATTCCGCGAATATTGCCCGTGATCGTCAAAACGATGCGCGTGTTCGAATCGCTTTGCGACAGACTGATTCCGTTGTTGTTCGGCAACGGCGTAATCGTGCTGGAGCCAGCCGTGTAGCGAATCATGTCGAAATACGCCGTGTTGGTTCCACCGAGCGGCACGGGTAACGGTGTGGAAGCGGTGATGTCCATAACCGTTGGGCTCATGCTGTCACGAAAGCCAGATATTCGTGTCGCCACCGGGGCGATAGTTTCTTGAAGCGAACGCACCGAAAATTGCGGCGGCTGAAAGAGGCGCCGAATCGCATCGGACTTCACCTGCGCGACCGAGTTCTCTTCATTTGATTTCCATTCCGCCGTCATCGTGTCTTTGCACATCGGGCAGTGTTCAGCCCCGTCTTCGATGACGATGTCGCCCTCCGGCACGAGAAACGTACAGGTGCCGCAGCGCTTGACGCGTCCCTCGCGGATGGCGCGCGGCCATTGCGCTCTCGCGTTGTAGCTCGTAGGCGGATGTGTCGTTTTTTTGAGTAGCATCAGCGGAGAAGCGAGAGCGGGCGACGCCCGCCCTCGCGTGGTGTGCATGTTACGAGGTCGGATACCCTGCGATTCCGCGCCAGTCGCGATGATAGTTCGCGCCGCGCATCGTCACCTTGTACTTCACAGCGTTGGCATCGAAATCGACGTTCTGATCGTACGCGGGCTTTTGACGCCACTTCCAGTGAAGTGGGTTGCGGTTTTTGGCGATGAGCCACCACCCCGTATACGTCGCGCCGAGGTATTTGCACGCAACCGGAGTGATGTCCTGATCTTGCAGCAGGTTCTTGTTCCAGTTGTGGGTATCGACCTGTCGGTCCGTTTTCAGAATCTCGCCTGCGCGCGACCAGTTGGTAGGCGCGTAGAGAAGAATGTAGCCGCCCGTGTTTTCGATCCAGTCCCCGCGGTCGTCGAGCTGCGTATCCAAGGCCGTGATGGCCGAGTAAATCGCGCCCTGCGAAAGAGAGGTTCCAGTCGTGACGTTGGACTGCGTCTGCGGCGGGTTTTTGAGCGTGGTGTGCGACGCCGATAGGAGCGCGAGGCCGTCGCGGCCCGCGTAGGCGCCAGCCGTGGTGCCGTTGAGAATCTTCGCCGCGCAGGCGTTCTCCACCCGGACGGTACAGGAGCGCTTCCAGCGCCGCATGACGTCCTGGTAGGAGCCCATCTTCGCGAGGTTCTTGCCGTCCCACGGGCCGGTTGCGGCGATGTCGTCGAGATCCTCCTGCGCCATGCGGAACCCTCGGCCATAGTTGACCGGAATCACGCGCAGCTCGGGACCGACGTCGTAGGTGTCGTAGTCGATGTCTTCGAGCGTGGCCCGCTCCAGCGGCATTCCGAGGCCAGACACCTGAATGTCCACGAATTCGCCGCGACCGAAGTCATCGACGTTCATGTACTTCGGATAGCAAGCCTCCTGATCCGGCGTTTCGGCTTCCCACGCTTCGTCGATAAGGTCGCGAATGATGTTGATTGCGTCTGCTTTTGACCAGTATGTCATGCCGTCCTCCCCTTACACCGCAATGGCCGTATCGGCCGGCACGAAATACACGACGACGTTCACGTCACCGTCCGCGACGGCGACACCCGAATCCCATTCGACTTCGCTTTGAATCGTGCCGACGCTCGCGGCGGTCGTTTGCAGTATCACCGCGCCCGCCGTGTTCATGGACAGTCCGGCCGTCGCCCCGCGATGCGCTGAGCCGGTCCACGTACCGCCGAGGGTCAGCTTGATCGCCATACCCTGTTCGAACGCGTAGTATTCGCACTTGGCGAGGCCGTCCGTCGAAAGGTTCTGCCCCGTGTTGCGGGCGAGCCCGACGAGTCCAGTGCTCTGCGCCGTGCCGGTCGCGCCCATCTTGATCGAACCGGCAGTGCGGATGAGAAGCGCGCCCTGCGGGAACGTCTGCGAAGACGCTTCCGGCAGTCTCCGAACGATTGCACCGACTTTGCGGCGCGCAATCCTCGGAATCGTTGATGTCTTTCCTGTTACAGCAGCCATACTCCCTCCCTCACACTCCCGGTGTTTTGAATTAGTAGAGGCTCGCCAGCGGCCCCAAGTTCGCGGTGAACGTGGTCGGTGGCGTGATCGCCGTGAAGCCGGTCGCATACACCTGCCCTGTCTGTTTTGCCGCACCGAAATTACCGATCGGCCACGTGTTGTAGCGCGCCGTCGTGTTATCGATGAACAGCAGGACGTAGTACGTCGCCGGACCGTTCGCGGCATAGGTCGCCGTGAACGGTACGCGCTGGTACGAATCTGTGCCCGACATCGCCGTTGAAGCCGATGTGGCTACGATTGCCCCAGTGCTGTCCGCAAGACCGACCTTGATGTTTCCTGATGCTACAGAACCGTTGAAATTCGCGACGCCCGTTAAGGTGCAGTTCGCATCGACGAAAACCTCCGCGATGTACACCTCTGTGATGACCGGCGTAGAGTCGTTGCCGTCCGTCGAAATCATAACGGGAGCGCCGCCAGTGTGATAACAGCGCGGGCTCGCCGACTGTCCCGTTGCGGCGGCGACGCCGGAGCCAGAAAGCGCGCCCGTGAAAGTGCCGTTAACGCCGCTCACGTTACCTGTAGCGGCGATGTTGCCGGTTGCCGAAATGCCTGCGGTGGGCTTAAGCAGCTTGTCCACCGTCACGCCGCCATTCGCCGTGAATTCGGTGATCGTGTCCACTGCGAACGGCGTCGTGCCGCCCGTGTTTTTGCCGAAAGTTGCCGGTTGAGTCGCCGTGACTTGCGTCGCCATCTCTTACCCCCTCGCCGCTTTCTTGAGCGGCTTCAGCTCGCGATCATCTTCGTCGAAAACGCGGGCGCCCTGCGCGCCAAGGCGCCGGGCCGCATAGTCGTCGGACTCGTCGAGACGGCTGCGGCGCATCTTGCGCAGGTTCGCCTCTTCGTCGCGCGCGCGCTTTTTCTCGGCCTCTTCGGCGTGGTAGAACGAGGCGGCGCGAGCCATCAGCCGTTGCCCCTTGTAAAGGGTGAATCCTTCCGCATCCCACTCCCACAGCAGTTCGTTCTTCTCCCACTTGTCGTTCTTGACCCACTCGTAATGCTTGGAGCGAAGCATGTGAAAGCGGTCTACGTCTTTCGGGTCACACCATGCGAATTGATGCTCCGCGTTCGGATCTTCTTTCAAGCGCGAGTCCGCGACGCCGTTTTCGTGACCGACGCACGTAGTCATGAACTCGTGCCCTGACGCGAGCATCGTGCGCGACCAGTCGGCGGGAAGTTTTAAGGCAACATCTCCATGGTTAGGCATGAGCATCTCCTTCAAGTCGTTTGCGCCGACGCGCTTCGAGTTTCGCGGGGTCCAAACCAAACGCGTTCGCCATTTGATTAATGTCGCGTTTTTGGTCGTTGCTAAGATGAACTTCCTTCCGCGTGGCAGTCGTGGCAGCAGGAGCGGGTTTATTGCTGCCTGGCGGCGCGGGGGGCGGCTGAAACGGAACGGGTGCGGCCTGCGACGGCGCGGCTGCCGCTGCGGCTGGTGTCGGCACGCCGAAAAGCTCCTTGTACGCCGCGACGATGTTCGCCGCGCGCGTCGGGCCGCCCTGCGCGAAATACTTGCTCGGCCTGCCGTTCGGAAGCACTTGAAGACAAACCTCCTGCATCACGTGATGAGCGCGTGCGTCGAGTTCGGCCTGCGGTACGCCAGCGTCGAGCAGTTCCTTTGTGGCCTGCTCCGTCGCGGCTACGATCTGTTTTCGAATCTCTGCCTGGGAGACTGTTCCGAGCACGCGCCGCTCGGTTTCCTCGGCAACGCGCTTGAGTTCTTTTTGCTGTTTTTCTTCGTTGATTTCGTTGATGAGTTGATGGGCAGCGACGGGATCGGTCAACCACAACTCGTTCGCCTGCGCGACGCGCGGATCTTCTTTCGGCTCCAGAGGCTTCGCGGCTGCCGCCTGCTGTTCGGCCAGCACACGCCGCGTCGTGGCCTCGATCTGCTGTGTGCGCTTCTGCTCTTCAAGCTGCGCCTGGAGCTGCGCGGCCCGCGAGGTCGCTTCGTCGGCGAGCCGTTTTCGCTCGGCCAGCGCCACAGATACTTCCTTACCGGTTTTCCCCTTGAGTTCCGGATCGTCGCCATCGTAAACGGCGGTTTCCCACGAAGGAACCGGCGTCTGCGTTTCGACTACTTCGCCTGGGGATGCGCCGACTGTTTCGAGCCACGCACCGAGGTTCTTCGCCGGATCGATCGGATTCCCCTCTTCGTCTTTAACTTCCCGCTTCGCCATCTTTCATCGCCTTTCGAACCGCGTCGATTTCAGTTTCCACGACCCTTAGCATTTCGCGAGCACCCTGCGCCCTGAACGCGTCACGCTGCACGTCGTCGCCCTTGTCATTGAACGAGCCCTTGAGCGCCAATTCCGCCGCCTTGCGGAGGAGGCTCGATAGGACGCGGCGGAATAGCGGGTTGTCCTCCAGGTTGCGGAGGTCCTCCGGGGTTGCCGGGGCCTCCAGGGGGTACAGCTCCTTGGCTTCCGGTAGGCGGCATCTGAGCACTCGTCCCTCCAATGCCGAGCGCCTGCGCTGCGGCATCTTCCTGCGCCGGCGTCAGTTCGCCCTTGAGTGATACCTTGATCTGCGGCGCCGGCCCTTGCTGCGCCTGTCCGCCGTTTTGCATCTGCGCGTGCTTGATTTCCATGTCCATTTGCTGCTGCATTTGGACTTGCTTGTTGCGCGCATCGATGAAGGCATCCAATTCCTTCGTGAGGTCGTACGCATCCTCTTCGGTCGTCGTTGAGCCGATGAGTTCCATGAGCGCTTTTTGGTCGCGCCGGATGATCTTCGCGAAAATGGCGACGAGTTCCGGAGGGATCGGTGTCTGCGTGTTGAGGATCGGCGTGAGCACCTTGGCGATATATTCGCCGTCCGTCATGAGCGCCTGTTTCTTCGCCATGATGACCTGCGGGTCCTGCTCTTGTGCGAGGGCTTCATCCGACGCGGTGAGCGCGCAACGGAAGTTGTCGAGCACGTCGCCAACGGGAAGCTGAAACGGCACTTCTACCGTCTTTTTAGCTTCATCGTCCCACATCGGCAGCACTTCGCCGAGCGGCTGGAACTGCCGGCGCGTCTCCGCGTCGAGCCGCATGATTCGCGAGAACTTATTCGACAGCCGATGAAGGAACAGGTTCGGCTCTTCGCCCGCCTGCTGCAATGCCTGCTTCATCGTGTAGGCGGGAGTACGCCCACCGGGGTCTCCGCTCGTATATTTGTTTTGCTTTGAATCGAGTTGCGACATGGTGAGCACGAACTTCATGAATTCCAGCAGCGAGTAGTGCTCGGCGCCCATACGAGCCACGCCCCACGCCTTGCCGAATTCGCCCGGCACGCTGTCGCCGGAGCTGAGGACTGTATTCGCTTTAAAAAAAGCTTCTAGCGTCGTGTCGAAGGGGTCATACCACTTCAGGAAGTTGTTGGCGTGGAAGGCATTCTTTATCTCGGCCTGCGTGCAGTGCGTAAACACCGTTTGGTGATACCGCATGTTCTCGACCGTCGATCCGCCGTCATCCATCTGATCGATGATTTCGTATGGGCGTTCCTGATGCTCGTACTGGTTCACGAAGCAATTCATCATCTTGCCGCCTGTGCGGTGAAAGTCGCCGATGAGGTTCATCCGCTTGACGTGCGTCTGTCCGTCATCCTTGCTTTTGTAGCGGACGGTCCAGTAGAACCATGTGAGCCATACGTCGCATACCTGCGTCGGCGTTTGCGGCGTCTTCTTTTCGGTGGTGGATGCGGCGCGAGCGCGGTACGGATCAAACAGATCCGCGGTATCGCTCGCGAGCTTTTTCGCTTCCTCTTCATCTTCCAAAAGGAAGAGTTCCTTCGCCGCCCACCTTTTGATGATCTCATCAGGGCGGTGCGTCGTGCGCTCGCCACACCACGGCGAGGTTTCAATCTCGTCCTGATCCAGCGGCTTCATAAAATTGAAAAATGGAACGAGTTCATGCTGCACGATATCGCCGCGCATTCGCGTCGATTCGTATTTGTCGTCGAGATCGACGATGGCACCGGCTACTTTCGGGACTAATTTCGTGGATTCATTCGGCCGCGCCGACACCTTCCAGTAGTACGGGCATCCCTTCACGGCGCTCCCAACGGCCTTGAGTAGCTTTTTCGGAAACTGGATGCGTTCGCGGACGATGAATTCATATCCCTGCCGCAGGCGCTTCGCGATGTCTTCGGCCGTCATTTTCGCGGCCTGAATCGGCGGCGGTGGTGTGGGCGGCTGGCCGGGCTGAGGCGGCGGCGTCGGCTGCGGCGCCTGCGGCACGTCGTACTGCGCGTTCAGGTACGCGTCCCACGCGAAAATAGGCCGAGGCCGCACAACGTCGTTGTACGTGGAGGCGATGACCTGATCTGCCGGAATGCGCGCAAGCGGCGCGGGGTAAATCGCCGGGCCGGACTCCGGAATCGTCATCCGGATGGCTTTGTACGTCTCTAGATTTTCGACTGCGTTCGCCCAAATCGGCAGATAGTCGTTGTAGGTCGTCGTTAGTTCCGTGGTGAGGTAAGAATTGATCTCTTTTAGTTCCTCGTCGCTGAACATGACGCGGATATAGCCGTTCGTGTCCGTTTCGAGCTTCACGGACTCGATTTCAGCCTCTAGGAGATCGCCAAACCGCTCGGAATTTTCGCTCATGCGGCTGTTGGCACTCCGAGGACCGGATTAATCTCACGGCGGCGCATCGCCTCGCGCGCGGCGGCCTGCTGATCGCCCTTTTTCCGCTCTTCCTCGCTTCGCGTGCGTCGGTTGACGGCGCGGTGCATCGCGAGCGAGTCGGCGATTCCGTCGATATCGGTGGAAAGGCGGCGAATGTTCTTCAGTTCCTCGCGCGTCGCGTTTCCTTCGCTATCGGGACGAAGGAAAAACTGAAAAAGGGCCATCGGGTGCTTTAGGCCCTCGCGCATCCGAGCCGTTTTCGAGCCGCCATTGTTCGGCACCTTCTGCATGCGCGAGCGCAGCTTGCGCAGGCGGATGTCCGTCACCATGAGATTTTGAATGACGGCGTCCTGATATGCCGCGCCGTCAAAGCCAATAACGCGGAAGTGATAGAAGTCGTCCATCTCGGCAAGTGCTTCAATCCAGCCGTCGAGCCCTGTTTTGTCGGAACGTGTTTCGAGCTGAAAGGCGACGAGTTCGGGATCAGTCCCGACCGCAGAGACGGCCCAGTTGTCGGGATCTTTGAAGCCGCGATCCTTCTCCTCTTTTTCGTCGCGACTCGCCCATGCTGGATCGACGAGGCAAACGCGATCGAGCTCCGTCCACGGATCGTAGCTGACGATGGATGTTTTCTCGCGCCAATCGGGTACGAGTTCGCCCTGCGCATCGAAGATGACGGCATTCTTTTTCGGAATCGGATTGCCCTCTTCATCGCGGCGATACCGCGCGACGAGAAAGCGTCCCTTCCGCTGCATCTCACCCTTCGGATGTTCGAATGGACCAAGCCACCAATGGTCGGGATCATCGACGAGCGACGGCGGGAAAAGGCGCGTGCCGGCGCCGAGGGAATCGATGAGGAGATGATTCCAGCACCATTTCAGCACGCCGTCCGTCTCGGTTTCATCGGAGAGGACCGCGCGCTGCACTTTCGGGATGACCGCGGCCGGAAACATGAGCGGCAGCGTCGGCTTTCCACGCTTCAGAATGTCGCGGACATGCTCCAGCTTCGTGCCGTGGTCCTCGATCGGGACTTTGATCGTGAGGCAGTCGGTCGCACGATCCTTCGTCGTTAGAAAATCATGGTCGTCGCCCTGCTCATGCTTCGTGCCGACATGAATCCGGCGAATCCGCCGCATCGGCATGAAAAAGCCCGACATGCCGCGGAGCCAACGGTCAACTTGCTTGAGTTCGGGTGGCGAGGTGTTCCACTCGGTTACGAGATCGTCCGTGATGAAGGTGTCGTAGTGGCCCGATTCGTCTTTCGAGGTGTAACCGCCAGCGTTGATCGTCTTCTGCGGATGCGAGATCGTCCGGCCGCCGAGGTTGATGGCCTTCATCGTGATATCGCGCGACTCTTCGGCGGGAATGCGGTCGGGGAAGATGTCCCGATACAGCCCCGTCTTCACCGTTTTCCCGATCTGATCGCAAAAGGCCCATGCCTTGTCATCGATGGCGTGCGTGATTTTGATTGTCAGGTTCTGATCGCGCGTGGCGAGGAAGGCTGGCGATGCGTGCGTGGTGATTGAGGACTTGAAGCTGCCGCGCGTCCAGCAAATGTAGAGGTAATCGAGCGCCGACTCGAGTGCGGCGTACCCCGCGCGCGTTCGCCAGTCGATTCCACGCGTGCGCAGCGCATTTTTGAACTGATCGATGACGTAGTTGTCGAAAAGATCGAAGGTTTCGATGAGCCGATCCGTAAGGCCACACACGGCGTACGACAGCGGCATGTGGTAGTCAGGGATTAAGTCCTCGTGACGGCATATTTTTTTCGCGAAAAGGTACGAGTCGGAAAGTAGGAGCGCCCGCAACCGCTCGAAACTCGTCGTCGAGAGGCTACGGCGCCGCCCGCGGGAATCGAGGACTTCTTCCGCGTCGCGCTGCTCAGTTAGTAACTGTTGCGGTGTCAACTAGCTGAGCCTCCATGGCGTCAGGCGGCGGCGGGAGTGCGCGGCGGCGCAGTTCGTTGATGCGGCGCGTCTCTTCGGCGATGGAATCGATGGCGTCGCCGTCTACCTGGTGCACCGTCACGTTCACGTTTTCGGTGTGCTGCGAAAGGATGGCCTTGCGATCGAGCGCCTTGCCCTCGCCGCGGTCGAGCCCTTCCTTCGCGGCGGCGAGATGAACGGGAGTGATCTCCTTCACGTCGTCGCCGAGGGCGTGTTCAAGCCCCTTGTCGATGACCTTGTAGGACTTGCGAACGATGCGCGTTTTCAGATCTGCGGCGGCCAGTTTTGCGGCGATTTCACCGGAAACGTACGCCTTCGTCCATGCGCCCACCGAGGCGATGAAGGCCGCTTTCGGCCCTCTGATGCGCTGGTGAACGGTGTCGTAGCCCTTGCCCAACTCTTCCGCGATCTTCCCTGGCTTCCAGTCGAGGCCGAGCATGATGCCGATTTTGATATCGTCGTCATCGGGCGGCTTTGGGCGCTTTGGCTTGTAGACCATCAGACTCACGGTGCTGTGCCAGTCACGCGGAAGTCAACGGGCTGAGCGTTGATTATCCGAACAATTCGGCCTATCCTGCATGCATCGGTGAACGAAACCTGCAAAAACCCTGACGACGCGTGCGGCCGAACGGCTATCGGCTACTGGAACGCGATTCCGATGTGCACGCGGTGCCTGAACCGCTTTCGGCGGCACGGCGACGGGAAGCGGCTGCGGCCATGGGGCGCATACCTCAGAAAGCACGGAGGGCGGCGATGACAGATCTGCTCTGTTGTCACGAAGGAAGGGATTTCGTGACGAACGAGACGACGCATGAGTGCACGATGCACAACTGGCGCGGGCGACTGCCGTGCCCGTGGCCGAAATGCCGCGAGCGTGATGGATATGTTCGCATCGATGTAGATTTGACGGCTGGTACTTTGGAGTTGATCCCATACGCCGAGACCTTTTACATCCGTAAGGCGTACATGGTTGGCAACGCCGAGACGGGGTACACGCGGGCCTACTTTTGGGACATTGATAGTTTCAAGCCGCAACAGCCGCTAATGCGTTCCGCAACCGCCGACAGCGAACCGGCGAAGACTCTCACAGAACAGGAGCCGTCCGACAAAAGAGCAACGGCGCAAGCCGTAGGTCGCGGGGTGTGGCACTTCCGCCATGCGCTCCTGACTCGAAAGAGGAACCCGACAAGTTGGATGGTGACCAGCAGACCGGGTGCGCATGTAGCTCAGACCGACCAGTAATGCCATTCTCGATTCGAATGCCGATGAAGGTTGACTTCTCGCACTCGGTCGGGATCATCGGATACCCGACGAAGGAGGTACACGAGTGAGTGCACCGAGATTAAACCCAATGCCCGGCCGCGTGATCGTGAAAATGGTCGAACGTCTCGACAAGTTTCCAGGCAGCCGCATCGCGCTGGAGTCGCGCTACATCTACCAGCCGTACATCGGCACGATTCTCGACGTCGGCGAAGCGACGACCGAACGCGAAGAGAAGCTGCGCGCGATTCTGTTGGCGCGCCGCGAATCGGGCGAACGCTGCATCTTCTCTCCCGCGAATGGGATGGAGTTCGGCACGAAGGAGATGTGCGAGTTGACGCTGTACGACGAGGCACGGCCGGAAGGCTTCAAGCCGTTCGCATGGCTCACAGATATCCGTCTCTTTCGCATCGACGACTTCGCGGCAACGCTCGTCGGCGGGAACGAACTCGGAGGCGTCGGGGAAATGCCGGTTGCGCAGGATGGGCCGATTGCGACGGAGCCGGGCATCGACTACTCGGTGCGGTGCGTCGTCTGCAACCACGAGCGGGAGTTCCATTCTTTGCTCGGATGGTGCAATGGGTGCGGAACGCTAACAAAAGCGAGCCATCATTTTTCAGCAAAGAAGGAAGTCCTATGGACCGCGTAACCGAAACGCTCGTACTCGTTCGCGAGATCGCCCGCATGCTTCACGATGTTCGCACATCGGCGCTGAAACCGCAGACAGATCCGGTTCGCGAATGGGAAGCGGATCTCGACGCAATCGAGAAGCGGGCAACTGAGCTGATGGCGGAGATGAGCGGACGTCCAAACCGCCCATCCCCGCCAGAGGTATGAAAAGAGGACGCGATGATACCAGGCAGCGCATCATCGAAGCAAGGCGCAGTGCTGAGTAATGACGAACTGCGAAGGATTGAGAAGCGCGCGGAACTGCTCAGCAGCACGATCGGCTGGCGCTGCTTTGCTCGGACTGAGCACAATCACCCAATCGCCGACGATTTAAAGGCCCTCCTCGCCGAGGTGAAGCGGTTGCGCGCGATGGCTCTGATGTACGCCGGATCAAAAGTGAAGGTGGCGTTCGGGTTGCCATGGATTCCTTGCGAGCTATCGCTTCCGGAAGAAGGTAAGGTCGTCTGGACGAGCGCGAGGGGCGACATGGCTGCCGGCGTCCGCGAAAACGGCAAATGGTGGTTCGTGCCGCACTGCCTTGCCGAGGGGCGGATGCAACTCTGCCCGGCGCCAGATCACTGGCAGCAGCTACCGGAGCCGCCCGAAAATGCCTGACGCAATCTTCTCCCGCCTCACGTGGTCGAAACGCGGCATCTCGGCGTATGACGAAAACGGCTCGTTTCTCTTCCGGCTGGAAGGGTGGATGGTCGGCGTCATGAACGATACGATCATCGTTGGGCTCGCGCGAATCGAGAAGGAGCGCATCCGAAGAGAGACGTACACTCCGAAGCCAGCGGAGAACGTCGCCGAGGATGCGGCGGTGGCGCCGATATGAACTGCGCGTATTGCGGTCGATCAAGTCAACGCCAGCACGCTCTCAATTGCTACGGCTGCGGCGCGCCGCTCGCAGCGCTACAAACGGCCCTAGCGGAGATGTACCGCCGTCCGGATCGAGCCCTCTCGTCCATGTTTAACCCGATGATGTCCGTCTCTGTGATGATGTCCTCTAGTCGCGCTTTCCTGCTGCCAAAGGAGGCGCCGCCCGCTGCCGTCGAAGACGACGTGAACGAGAACGCACCGACGTTTTATATCGCCGGCTTTCATGGGGACTAGCTTTAACGCGTGACATGAGCGAACCCGTACCGATTCGCGCCGTCGTCGCGCGAGACGAAAAGAAGATCGCTATTGTGCGCGACGTGCTGAATCGGCTGGAAGCGGGAGAACAGTTCCAAGGTCTGGCCGTCCTCCTCGCCGACAACAAAAAGTACGAGGCGCCGTACGACGGGCAGCTCTTCGAACTTCTCACGGCAGGCACGCGCTTCATCCACCGCGTCAATCTTGTAATGGATGAGAAGTGTTAGCTGATCTGAATCGCGATGACAAAACCGAATCGGCTGTTGCCTGACGATACGGCCCAAGAACCGTTCAGGTCGATGTCCTTCGCCAAGTAGATCGTCGTACCCTGGACGGTGATGCTTCCGACGCCAAAGGTTCCGTTATCCTTGTACGAGCACGTGGTGTAGAAGTTCGCCGCTGCCGAGAAACCGCCCGGCACCGTGATCGTCAGGTTCGTCGTGGCTTGGCTGACCGAAGCGCCCTGAATGTCTACCTGGATGACGAGCGTCTTGCCGATCACCACGTACCGAGCATTCTTGACCGTCGCTGTAAAAGTTCCCGCACCGGCGCCGAGCGTCGGCGTAAACGCCTGCCAGTTCGTGAAGTCGGAGAGATCGCCAACGGCGGGCTTGGGATGCACGTGATCCGCACGCGCGAAGTGGGTCGATGTGCCACGCGCCGCCGTCCCGACTGCGGCAGGCGTACCGTCGCCTGATGCGCTGGCCTGGCCGATGACGAACGCGCAGGATGCGAGCTGCGTTGTGTTCGTGTCCACGGCGGCTGTCGGTGCCGCAGGCGTCCCGGTGAAGGTAGGAGACGCGAGAGGCGCTCGGCTCGTGTCGGTCGGGTGCACGTGGTCCTCGCGCGCGTAGAGGACCGCCGTCCCGATCGCTCCCGTTCCGTCCATGAGCGGGGTATGCGTGCCTGCCAACCCGAGCCCCGTGCCGAGGTCGGAAAGTACGCGCGCTGCCGGGTAGAGCACATCCGTCTCGAGCGATAGCGTCGCAACCCAGCGGGTAGGATCTACGATTGCGCGATAGCCTGGCATAAGCCTTTATATTTCAATGAGTTCGCCAATAGCGCGGAGAGCGCATGGGCGATGTTCGATCTTCGGTGAAGATGTTCGTGGTGGCGGGTTGGGGAAATCTGGCCCATTTTCGCAGAAGACACCCCGCGTGATGCGACCGCATGCAATCGCTGCAAACGGCTCGGTTATAAGGTGGTCCGTCACCAAGCTCAGAAACGCATGGGCATTCGCACATCTGAGCCAGCAATTTACTCCGTTTCACGATGGAACCGTTCTAAATTTTTGTGGGGAGTGACGGATTTCGGGTCCAGGGCGGTGTGACGGGTGGGGGTGGGGGCTCCGGATGGGTGTCGCGGCGGTCGTGGCGTGGCGGCCCTGCTGCTGCGTTGCTCGCCGCCTTCTCGACTGCGCCGCGCATGCTGATGATCGGGTGGGTGGACGCGCGGGCCTTCGCCTGGTACTGAAGGATTCGAAACTCGGCTCGCGGGGCCCAACTCTCGGCGCGATTCACGGCCACGCTTCAAAGGGGATCAGGTGGGGGCTCGACGGCTCAGCGGGCTTGCAATACCTTCATGCCGTCACGAAAGATTGGGGCGAGTCGTCGCAACTGCTCCTCCAGCGCTTCGACTCGGACTATCAGACCTCCGATGTCCTGATTCGTCGTTCCCATCGCGTCGATGACTTGCTCGACTCGGAGGGTTAGGGCGGCGATGCGTTGCTCTAGGGCGATGCAGAGATTACGGAGAATCCGAACCTCATCCGCACGGGTAAGCTCGTCCGGAGAGTCAAGCGCCTCATCGATCGCTGCGTCTAAATTCATGGCCCTTCATTCTCCCACAGATTCGGCCGGTTGGGATGTCCAGTCCCACGGCGTTACACCGGGCGGTCAATACGACGCATGTCGTCTATCACTTCGGCATCACCTTCTTTCATCGCCAGATTCAGCTGGAGAGGGAGCGAGGGGATTGTGCATGCGAACGAAATGGATCGAACTTTCGCCGGAAGCCGTGACGATGATAGAGGTCGGGTTGTGCTGCGAGATTAACGACTCGGAAGCGCGACTCGCTGCCCTCGCCTCGATTCTCACCGTTCCTCCCGCCGAGTCGGACGTGTACGTCGATCTGGCCCGATGGCTGGAGACTACGAGAGCAATGCTTGCGGTTGTTCGGAGCGAGCGGGTGATCGCGTTGGGTGCGCTCACGTTGCTGAAGTGATGGGGCGGTTCGGATGTAGTCGCGCCGCCCTCGCGACCTAGCTTTCAGCGCTTCAGTCTCTTCCGCAGCAACTGTCCAGTTTCTCGGCTTCCCGATGCCGTATCCCCTCTGGCTTCGTTCTCCCGTGGTGGCTCACTAAAGGCGTAGATAGATGCTACGCTCGATGTCAATGAACCGCCCCTCTTGACAAGCGCGAAAATAAATGCCATGCGGCTCGAAAAGCGTTACGTTTCTACACACTTTAGCGGATTCTCACCCTGCTCGCTTTGACGAAGATTTTATCTTCCTCTGACGGACTTTTCACGATCCGGGAGTTAGATTGCTCGCATGGAAGGGGACGTCATGAACAGCCTGACCGAAAACCAAAAACAACTCATCCGCATGGCCCGCAAGCATGGAGTGAACGTTCGCGCCGCGAAAGACGGAGTCGAGGTCGAACTGCCGCTCGTGGATCTGGCGAGTCACGCAACTGTTTACGAAACGCGTTTCGTCCGCAGCCGCGGCGAGCTGATGTCGTGGCTCGGGTACTAAAGGGGACAACGAATATGAACAAGCTGACCGTGCCTGAGTGTGAAATTCAGATTGGCGACAAGATCCTATCTGCTACCGGCTTCGTCGTCGGCACCGTGCGAAACATAGCCTACGATTTTGGATTGGCGAATTCAACACGACTCACCTTCGACGACGGCTATCTTGACCTCTCGCTGTTTGATCGGGTAACTGTACTTCGCGAGAACGCTCGGGAGGCGAACTCGTGAAGACATTTTGGCAGCTCTACGATGCGCACCTGCCGCTGTGGAATGCCTTGAGTGCGCTGCTGTCCATCGCCGGTATGTCGCTCTCCGCTGCCGCGCTATGGCGTACACGCCGATGATCTGCTGCACCTGCGAATCGACTGCGGAGCCGGTGACGTTTTCGCTCGACTGGTACTGCGCGATGGAGATGGCGTGTTACTTCGTGACGGGCGACGTTACGAGCGATCCTGAACTACGACTCTTTTTGCAAAACACGGCGCCGTCACCATTGCTCGATGCTCTCGGTCTTCACGACCGCTGCGCCGATTGCTTCTGGTGGCGGCTGGCACTGCTGCTCGGCTACTGCGTGCTGGAAGCGTCCCCTGCCTCGCACTTGAAACATCCGAGTGCCTCGCCATCAATCGAGTAGTGACTCTCCTTCGGATGTGCGCAGTCGCGCTGATCTTCCGCTTGCCCACTCTCAGGCCACCGCGCAGGGCAGCAGAAGAAACCACACGTACCTACTTCTTCGTTCAGGTCGGACATCTCACTTCCCCTCCAGCCACTGCGGCGGCGGAATGCGGAGCGTGCTCCGCGATAGCGCGCCCGATTGCCATGCGCGGAATCTCGCGCGCCGCTTCGTGAACGTGCTCTCTCCATCGACGCTCGACCGAACGAGACGTGATGCCGACGTACCGCTTCCCCGTCGTCACGCACGTTATGAGGTAGGCATGAAAGATCATCGCAGCATGCCCTTCGGAAAGAGGCTGCGCACCGTGCATTTCAGCGCCAGCGCGATCAGGGCCACGTGCGCGGCTTTGATGCCAACCTTGCCCGTCTCGATGCCGTGCATGGTGATCGGCGACTTCGAAATGACCTCCGCGAGTTCATCAAGCCGCAGTCCGGCGCGATTCCTCGCAGCCCTGATACGCTCGCCGATTTCGAGGTTGATGGAGTAGTAACTTCGGTTTTTACTCGCGCTCACGAGGTGAGGATACCACGTTTCAAGAAATGCGCAATCCTGAAAATACTTCTTGACAACCCTCGCCCTCGGACTTTAGATTGTCGTCGTGATCAGCCGTAACCTTCAACCTCGCCCACCGCATCATGCTTCGGTGCAGACCTCTCAATCTTCGTGCCGCGACCACCTGAGCGCCGCGCCTGACCGGGCGAGTTTGTCCGTCAGGGGTGCGAACGACCAAGCGGCTGATCACACACCGAAGCATGATGGGGCGGGCGAACCCTGTGGAGGTTTTGACATGAAGCGTATTCTCCTACCCCTATTGTTCACGTTCGTTGCTTCCGTCGCGTCGGCTAAGGGTCGTCACGGGATCACGGCCGCCGGCTGGGCGTATCTCGCGCAGCCTGCGCCGAAGTGGTACGTCGCGCGCGTAGTCGGCCACGTGGGCACGAGCCGTGCGGCGGTCAACGTGCTCTACGGCCCATTCCGCTCGACGCAACCCGCCGATGCTCTCTGCGCCCGCGCAATCAATGCGGCGTGGCAATGCAACGTTGAGCCGTTGAATCCACCTACCAAGTTCCCGCCGGCGGTGCGACCGTGAACGGCGGGCGAATGGAGAGTGAGATGAGCAAGTACGACCCGAAGTACTTCGTCGAGTTAGACGCCACGCATCCCAGCCGCTCGGACGCGTTTCCGATCGTCGCGCGAATCAGTGACGGTCAGTTCGTGCAGTATCCTCGCGACCTTGTCGGCTGGTCTGGCGCTACGAACGTTTGCGGCCTTGTGCGCGACGGCTTCACGATCAAGCCTTGCGACAACCCCCAGGCGGTGTTCGTTCCGGGCGAATGGAGAGTGAGATGACGGACGCCGCTGTGCCACAAATCATTAGATACCGGCAAGCGCGAGGAACGTACGTTCACGACGTCTACATGGACGGCTTGCGCATCGGGCGATTTCGGAGATACGAATACGGCGCCGGCTATGTGCTGCTGCCAGCATACTTCTGCGGCGGTCAAGAACGCGCCGTGACGAAGGGCGGCGCGCTCACGCGAACCAAAAGGCAGGCGATTGATCGGCTCGTGTTGATGTACCAAGAGGCTATCGCGTACGCCACTAACCATGAAATTCGAATCGAGCGCGATCAATCTAGGCCGGGAGAGGTTGCGCTGCTGCGGAATGGCGCCCGCTTTGAGATGTCCCAAGGGGACTATTGCCGCCTGATGAACTCTCTGATGGAGATCGAAGAGTCTCGCAACCCCCAGGCGGTGCGGTCGTGAGCCGCGTACCGAAGAAGCACGAATCCTTTTTTCTCGCGGGTTACCGAGCCTACGACGGTCCGAACGAGGAGAGTCGGCAGCGCACGACTCGTGCCGCGTGGATCGCGCTCAAACTCGGCGTCAGTGTGCGCGTCGCACAGGGCTACATCGACGAGTACGAGGCGCGGAGTGCGAAGGAGCCGACGCCATGAACCATCACACCCTGCACCTTCAAGACGAACTCGGTCCGGGTGCGCAAGAGCGCAGGGAGGCAAACCGATGAGTGGCATTGTTGAGGATCTCCGCGACCAAGTCACGGCGTTACAGCAAGCGCTCGTTAAGCTGTGCACGAAGAGCGGCCACGCGGATGAGAAGCATTGGGCGCGGTGTGACATTCATCGTCACCGTATCGACGCGCAGAAGTACGTAACCGACCCTAGACACTCTACGCAATGCTCCATCTGCGGCGAGTTCGCTTGCGTGCGGGAGGCGATGAATGGCTGATTCAGATAGCGGCTCCGCGGGATGTGGTTGCGGCTGCGTGAGTATCGTCGTGTTCATCTTGGTTGTCTGGTCGCTCGTTAGTTGGGTTCAAACGCCGTGGGGTTCGTACCATATCAGCCTCTTCCCTCCGTCGATTGAATGCCATGGGTGCCGCCGATGACCATCATGGCTGCCGGAATTTACGACATCACGCCGGAGGAATACCATTCTGATCCGGCGCCTGAACCGTCGCTCAGTTCTTCGGGGATCAAGCGGCTACTGAGCGGTTCGCCCACCGAGTTTGCGGCGCACCATCCTCGCCTTACCTCCTGGCATGAACAACTCGCCGACGAACGCGCGACTGAAGCCATGGAAACGGGCTCGATTGCGCACGCTATCGTCCTCGGCAAAGGCGCGCGCTACGTTGAGGCGCATCCATCAGACTTCACTTCGCCGACGACGAAGAAGCCGTACGCGTCTTGGTCCGGTGATGCGAAGAAATGGAAGGACGCTGAGAAAGCGAAGGGCAACATCGTACTGACGCGCGGCGGCGAGCGTTCTGCGGGCGTCGAAGCGGCGGCATCGTCCATGCGTGACCTTCTCGCTGAGGAGTACGGAGACTGGCCACTTGGCGAGTCAGAACAGGTGATCATCTGGCAGACCGAGACCGCTCACGGCCCCATTTGGTGCCGGGCAATGTTGGATCATCTTTCGCGGCGGCATGTGTTGATCCTCGATCCGAAGTTTACGAAGCGCGAGATTGACGACCGCTCGCTGCAAAATAAAGCAGCAGCGGAGAAGTGGCATATTCAGCAGCAGTGGTATATCGAGGCCGTAGAATCACTAGCACCTGATCTTCGCGGGCAACTTCACTTCCGCTTTCCCGTGGCGCAGCTGGTCTACCCTTACCAAGCGAGATTCTTCGATATCGACGAACAGCAGCCGCAGTGGCTTGAGATCGCAAAGGCGGACATCGATTGGGCGACTGCGCGTTACGCCTATTGCTTGCGTTCTAACTCTTGGGCGCCAATCGGGCGCCGCTGTTCGATGCCCCCGCCCGATTGGCTCATCAACGAATCATCTCGGCGCCAAGAAAGATCCGCCGAAACAGGAGAGGTGATCTTTTGAGCGACGAAACCGCGCTGGTCACAACTCAGACGCAGGAAATCCTATCCGCATCGTCACTCACGCGGCAACAGGTTCAGATCCTCAAGAACACGGTCGCAAAGGGCACCACGGACGAGGAATTGCAACTGTTCCTGCACGTTTGCCGACGCACGGGACTAGATCCTTTCGCGCGACAAATTTACGCGGTTAAGCGCGACGGCAAGATGACGATCCAAACATCGATCGACGGTTATCGCCTCATCGCGGAACGCACTGGTAAGTACAGGGGACAGATCGGTCCGCAGTGGACGGGCGATGGCGCGCAATGGGTTGATGTGTGGACGAAAACCGAGAGCCCTTTCGCCGCGCGCGTGGCGGCTCTCCGCTCCGACTTTAGCGAGCCGCTTTGGGCCGTGGCGCGCTTCAAAGACTTCGCGCCTGGACCGCCAAACGATTTCATGTGGAAGAAGATGGGGCCTCACCAGATCGCGAAATGCGCCGAGGCGTTGGCGTTGCGGCGCGCGTTTCCGCAAGAGCTTAGCGGCCTATTTATGCGCGAGGAAATGACCGCGCCGAATATCGAGACTTCGGAGAAGGAAACGCTCGCGCACCGTGTGGGTGTGTTCAAGGGTGTGCTGCTCGCCGCGACGACACAAGAGGAGCGCACGCAGAAATGGGAACAGGCGGCAGCGTTTCGGCACAGCATTGGTGATGCCGATCCCGAACTCTTGCGCGAGCTGGAAGTGTTTTACGAGGCCAATCCGTCTCGACCGCCGGCAGCCACCGATCTCACCGAGCGCGTCACGAAAGCAATCGACTACATCAAGACGTGCAAAACAAAGGACGGCGTAGAGGCGGCGTACGCGAAGTGTAACGCGTTGCTGGGGGAGCTGGAAACCGCCCAAGATTCCGCCTCCATCGACCGAATCGAAGGCGCGAAAACGGAGCGGCTGCAACAACTTCAGGAGGGGCAATGAAACTTTGCGATAAGAGCAGGCGCTTATCTGTCGGCTGCGGTCGCGTTTTTACGGCAGTCATGCCGACGCCGAACCCTGAGATGGTCCCGCTGGAATTGAAGCATCTCTGCCGGATGCATGATCAACAGACGGGCCAATGCGTCTGTCCATGCGGCAGTCGCACCTATATCGCCGAGCAACCGTCCACGATGCCATCGGAGGCGCTTACATGAGCGACCAACAGCAGCGCGAAGCATTCGAAATCGAGTGGGCCGAAATGAGCGACGGAATCGAGGAGTTGTTCGACTCAAAGACGCGCGAGTTTATCAAGTCCGTCGCGTGGACCTCGTTCACTGCTGGTGTCGTTTACGGCTGCCGTGGCGCGTACAATCATGCGCTGGCCGTTGCTGAGCGCGTGAGGCGTGGCATTGGAGCGGCCGATGTCGTGGTTTAAGCATTTGGATGTTGCCTGCGATGACTGGCTCACTTGCCGTGATTGCCTTCTAGTTTGGAATGTAGCCTTCGCGTGGGCGGCGCACGAATACTTCCGACGAAGACGCGCCGAGGCCGTCGCATGATTGGCGACGAAGAGGACCGCAGGCTGATGGCTGAACTGCATGGAACTTCGGAAGCGTGGACCGCAGCATTCGGACGCGTGGTTGAGCCGCATCCCGTCGTGTCGTTTCCTGCGCCGATGCAGGACCCTATGAACGTTTGGTTCCGTCGCAACCGCAAATGCCTCTGGCACCGTTGGGCGGAATGGTTCGCCAGTCCCAACATGCTCGCGCCGGTTTGCGGGCTCGCCACGGCAATTGCTCCTCGCTTTCGCCGTGAGTTTCGCGCGCGCGAGGATGTGCCAGGGAATGCGCGGATTTGCAAGGGGTGCGACCAATGAGAATCGAAGTGCGCGGCACTCCAGCTCCCCAAGGTTCGAAACGCGGCTTCAACAATCCGCGGACGAAGCGCGTCATCGTCGTAGAGCAGTTGCATGATCGAATTAAGAACTGGCGCGACGCCGTAGTGAGCGCCGCCGTGGAGGCGCGCGACGGGGCGTTGCCGTTGGGTGGCCCGCTTCATGTGCGCATGGTGTTCACAGTCGTACGGCCGCAGAGCCATTACCGCACTGGCAAGAACGCCCGACAGCTACGCGACGGCGCCCCTTCGCAGCCGTTCACGAAGCCGGACCTGTCAAAACTTGCGCGCTCGACCGAGGATGCACTAACAACCGCCCGCGTCTGGAACGATGACGCCCAGGTGTCGGAGTACCTGCGGCTGGCGAAGGTTTTCGCTAACGAAGATCCTGACGCGCTGGACTCGCCCGGCGCCGTCATCTACGTGACCCAAGCATGAACGACGACGAATATTTCGACCGCCGCACCTATTCGACCATCGACAACGCGATCGATCGTCACGCGAAGCCGTGCTCGAAATGCGGTGATCGGTGGCCGAGGGCGATGCTTGACGGATGTGCAGCGTGCGGCCTCGGTGCTGGAACACTCGGCATTTGCCCGAAATGTATGTTTCTTCACCGATGCGCGGCCGAAAGCGGGCAGTGCGTATGACCCTCCTCGCCTTCCTCTGCGGCGTCGGGACGCTCGCCCTCGCGCAACTCGCCTGGCACTTCGGCTACCCGCTGGTTCGGCGCGTTCTGGATCGACTGGACGACAGATTCAGGCTGCGCGACATCTGCCGGGACTGCACAATTCGGAGGGCAGCGTGAGCCTTGACGAAATCCGTGAACTCGCGCGAGAAGTGTCGCTCGCCGTCAACGCCGAGAGGTGCGCTGTCGGTAGGTGGGGGAAGCGCTTCGGTGAGGAGGCGCTGACGCCGCTAACCGAGGGCGAGCAGGAGCGCCTGATCTTCGATGTGCTCGACCGAAAGCTGTGGACGCCGTGAGTGCGGCGCTCCGTCCGTTTTTCAGCTACTACGGCGCGAAGCATCGCATTGCCAAACTCTACCCGGCGCCTCGGTATCCGCGCATCATAGAACCCTTCTGCGGCTCCGCTGGTTACGCCACGCGCCACTCTGACCGCGATGTGACACTTGCCGATGTGGACGAGAGAATCGTTGGAATCTGGCGCTTCCTGACTTCCGCCACACGAGACGACATCATGAGCCTGCCGGCGATCTTCGGCCATATCGATGACGTCAAGGCTCCGCAAGAGGCCAAATGGTTTCTCGGATTCTGGATCGTGCGTGGGGCCGCATCGCCGCGACGTAAGCCGTCGAAGTGGATGCAGAGCGGCAAGTACGAGTCTTCGCTGTGGAGCGCGACGGTGCGCGCCCGCATCGCCGCTCAGGTTGAGCGTATTCGGCACTGGCGCGTCCAGCACGCCTCCTACGACGCGCTACCCGACGCCGAGGCCACGTGGTTCATCGACGCGCCGTACGAGGGTCCAGCGGGCAGGCACTACCGCCGTGGCCTGCCGCTCGAGTACGCAGATCTAGGCGAATGGTGCCGGTTGCGCAGCGGGCAGGTAATCGTGTGCGAGGCGGCGGGCGCGAAGTGGCTGCCCTTCGAATACATCAAGTCAACGACGACGATCAACAACCGAGGCGCGCGTCTCCGAAGGCGGAAGGAAGCCAGGGAGGCGATGTGGTGCAGCGATCCCGGCGACGCCGGTCAGCGCTCGTTCATCGGAAGAAATAGCGCAGGGAACAACGTGAGCAACGTCAAGGCGGACGGCTCCCGGTCCGACGTGCAGGTGCTTTGGCGGGAGTGAGGGTTGACCCTACGGACTCTTGCGGATACAATCGGACGCGAGAGGAATTAACCGGACGTGAAACTGAGCTATGCCGTAATTAATCCTACCCTCGTTTCTCAAAGCTCAATCCTCGCTCACCCCGCGCACGTTCGATGGGCTTGGCTCGCGCTCATCATCGAAGGTCAGTTCCGCGACGGCATCATTCCGGGCCTGACCGCCTTCCAGCTCTCCCGTATGGCCGCCTGCACGATTGAGGAGGCCCAGGACGCGTTGAGGGTCTTCCTGTCGCCTGACCCGTTCTCAGCCTGCCAAGACGAGGACGGGCGCCGCCTGGTGCCTACTGGCGTGCCCAACGAATACCGCATGGTGAGCTACGAGGGGCAGCAACAGCTCATAACCAAGGCTAGGGAGGCTGCAAGGAAACGCGCGGACAGGTACGACCAAAACCGGACACCGTCCGTTTCCGTCCCGCCTGTCCTACCACCTACACCGTCACCACCACCTACACCGTCACCTTCAAAAACTACGTTGTCGCCGGACGAATGGAGGCAGGCTTGGGACGCGCTCGGAAAGCTCGCGCCAGATCTTCAACTCACGAAGCGGGAGCTGAAACCGTGGCTTACCGTTCGCGGGCTCTGGTGGTTTCTCGCCCTAGTTTGCGAGGAACAAGGCAACCTGCGCGGACATCCTACTACTGCCTACCTCGGCGCCATCGTGAAACGACGCAACGCGGACGGGTGGACTCCCGAAGACGCCGAGGGTTACGTGCGGCACATGCTCGCAAAGACGGGCTGATTCCTTATCTGGTAACTTCCCCGTTAGGTATTTCTTCGTTTGGCCTATTGCTTTTCAGGAATCGCGGACCTAAACTGAACGCGCATGCGAATTGGCGAAGCACTCAAAGCGTACCGATTCAAGCGCGAGGTAGACCAACGTGCGCTCGCGAAGGAGATCGGCATCTCGGCATCCACGCTCTGCCGGATGGAGAGCGGTACGAACGCGTGCGACGCCAAGGCATTCGTGAAGTTGCTCGCGTGGCTGTTTTCGTAGTCTGATCTTTTGAAAATTAGCGTCGGGTGGCGTAGGGGTCGGTTACTTCTTTTTGGAAGACGGAAGCGGGTCGTCTTCGGGCGGCAGCGCACGACTGTTACCGGCTTCGCTTGTTCCCCTGACTTTCGAATCATCTGCGTGGCGTAGCAGGCGGTTACTTCCTAATCTTTAGGGTCGGCGGTTCGAATCCGTCACGTCGCCTCGTGTGGCGTTAGCTCAGGCTGGTAGAGCAAAAGAACAAATCACCGCGTGTGTCAGTAGACACTAACTGCCGATGGTGAAGGCCGCGGTTACTTCTGCAAAAAGCTCCGCATCCGCTTGTTCCTCGGCTTACTTTTGGAGGTAGCGTGGCGAAACTCAACGTCAAGATTCCCGCTCCGAAGATCACGACTCACGAAGGCGCGCCCGCCGTGCGCATCAACGCGGAACTCCAGCTCCGGCGCGTCGTGATGGCCTGCATGCTGTGGGAGAATCAGTTCTACATCGATGGCGTGTCGCAGGCCGAGATCATCGCCGAATCAGTCTCCAAGGTGCCCGCCGAGGTCGTCGCAGAGATCGCCGTCGACGCGCGAGAGAAACAGAAGCTCCGTCACGTGCCGCTCTTCCTGGTGCGCGAATTGGCGCGACGCAAGGATGTGGCGCCCGGCCTCGTATCGAAGACGCTCGCTCGCGTCATTCAGCGCGCCGACGAGCTGACCGAGTTCCTCGCGATCTACTGGAGGGATGGTAAGCAACCGCTCTCTGCCCAGGTGAAGAAGGGGCTTGCGGCGGCATTCTTAAAATTCGACGCGTACCAACTCGCGAAGTACGACCGTGACGAGGCCGTGAAGCTGCGTGACGTGTTGTTTCTATCGCACGCCCGACCGGCAAAGGCAGTTCGCGGCTACACGAAGATGGCGCGGAAGGCCGGGGCGCCTGCGCCAGACGGGTCCGAGTTGTTCGCCGCCGTCGTCAATCGCACTCTCGAAACGCCGGATACGTGGGAGGTCGCGATCTCTGCCGCTCCCGCCGATCAAAAGAAGGCCGAGTGGACGCGGCTGCTTATGGAAGGCAAGCTAGGCGCGCTTGCACTCCTGCGCAACCTTCGCAATATGCAACAGGCGGGTGTTGATGAGGTGGCAATTCGCGCTGGACTCGCGACGATGAAGACAGAGCGTGTTCTGCCGTTCCGCTTCATCGCCGCAGCGCGGTACGCTCCGAGGCTGGAAGATGCAATCGAACCGGCGATGCTGAAGTGCCTTGGAGACGCGGAGAAGTTGAGCGGGCGCACGGTGTTGCTCGTGGACGTCTCGGGATCGATGGATTCTCCGATCTCCGCGAAGAGCGATTTACAGCGCATGGATGCTGCGTGCGGTCTGGCTATCCTTCTCCGCGAAGTGTGCGAATCCGTTCAAGTCGTCTCGTTTTCGGAGCGCAACGTAGACATCCCGAGGCGACACGGATTTGCGCTGCGCGACGCCATCAATCGGAGTCAGTCGCACAGTTCAACGTACACCGGTCGTGCCGTAACCTACGCGAACCGGTCGCCGCACGACCGACTGATTGTTATCACGGATGAGCAGTCGCACGACGCGCTACCGGCCCCAATCGCAGCGCGCGCGTACGTTATCAACGTGGCGGCCTATCAGAACGGCGCCGGCTACAAGCGGAAGTGGCACCACATCGACGGCTGGTCCGAAGCCGTCATCGACTACATTCGCGTGCTGGAATCGACCGATGCGCCGCGCTAAACTCCCGAAAGCCGCCATGGATGCCCTCTTCGCAACGCCGCCGCTCGATTATGAGGCCGAATTCGACGAGGTGCGTGCGGGCTATCCGAATCAGATCGGACGCGAACAGGCGCTGAAGTATTACACTGCTGATCGTTTAGAGCTTGGTGTAGAAGCGCCAAAGCGCATTCAGACAACGAAGCGGCTATACATCGCCTTCCTCGCTCGTGACGATCAGAAATGGCGCCAGCCGATGAACCTCAAGACGTTCATGCACAACTGGCGCGATTGGGAAGCGACGCTCGTCCCGACGAAGACGGCGACGAAAGAACTGTCTCGCGAGGAGATGATTCGGGAACGCGCCGTTTCGGTTGCTGCGTTTATCAACGCCGAGGGAGATCCGGATACGAACAGCGGCGCGAGGGCGCGATTTGAGATGTGGGCGGCATCGTTCGTTCGCGAGTCGCATGAGGGTCGATGGGAGCGCTGGAAAGATGCTTGCGCGGAAGTCGGCATTGATCCGAAAGGAGTCGCAAATGGTATTCACGAAAGACTGGCTTGACGTCATCATGCAATTGTCGCTAACGGCAGCGCTGCTATCGGCTGCCGCGGTGATGCTGCGCGTCCTCTTCAGCGAGTGGCGCGGCGACTGGTGGAGAACGGAGCGATGATGAGCGCCGGAATGCGTAAGTTCATCTTCTTTACTCTGCCGTTTCTGCTCTCTTCCTGCATGAACTTGATTCCGTACACCGATACGCGCCCGCGTGTTGATCCCTCAACGATCGAGCGTCGCGAACAGGACCGCCGCAACGCCGAAGAGTTGCGCCGCTCCATCCCGTTCACGGTCATCGTGCGAGAGAACTGCAAGGGCGCCACCTACGATCCCGGCGAGCATCGGCAATGGCTCGGATGGCGATACGGCTGGCGCAAGGTGCCAAACGAGATCGCGGTCATGTGCGTCACTCCTGATGAGTTGCGGAAGGTCGCCGAGAAGTCTGGCGGCGCAGAGTGCTATCCGTGACCTCTTTTAATGTTCTTTGCGTAATTCAGCGCTTCCGGCGCGTCGCCGGGCGTAGTCGTCGTTTCGGCGGTAATGGCACTCAGCAGGTGTAACCGAACACCTTCAACATTGATCTGGCTCTGACGATGGAAGCAAGCGAACTTCGGTGTAGTGCGAAACGGCGCAGCGAAAGGGGCGGGTCGCGTCGGGAGACGGTGCCTGCTCGGCGGAGGTGGCGGATGAGATTCTACATAGCAACGAGAGAGTGTGCTGCATGAACATCCGCCCCGACGAGCCCCTTCGCCGCGATCCGATACCGCCCGTCAACCCGTTTCTCGTTGCGGCGCTTGTCTTCGTGTTGCTGATGTTGTGGGGAGTGACTGCACGGGGGACGTGTCCGGAAGCCTCGCAACCGTCCCGCCGACGCCCATCCGTGCCGATCCCGCCGCCCTCCGCCATCGAGTCATTTACGGTTCCTATTGATCGCTCAGCATGGGCCGAACCGCTGCGCGTTACTGCCGTGTGGCAGAAGCCAGACGGCGAGACAAGCGTCTACGGCGACAATGAACGCTTCGCAAGCTCGGCCCTCGGTCCCGGAGACAGCGTCTCCACCGAAGTCGATGTTCCGTTCCTTCGAGACATGAATAATCCCTTCGTCAACGCGAGTTGTGGAACCGGTCGATGGAACAACGCGTTCGACGAAACCGGTGAATGCCCCGCGTCGTGTCTGCGCGTGTTTCGTCCTGAGCAGCGCCGCTACGTCTGTAACTGCGCGACGTTCCCGCTGGTCGTCGAAGTGCCGCAGTACACATCCAACGCGGCGGAGGCGTTTATGGCGGTCGGCCAGAGACGCCGCATGCTCATCTCTGTGCGCAGCAAGGCGACGGGCAGGCTAATGCTGGAGCCATGGCCGATGGATCTCTCGTTTACGGGTGATGATCTGCGGCTGCCGAACCTGTCGCCGACGATTCGGAAGCGGCCGAGCATTGGAGGTACGCAGTGATTGCAACCGCTACGATTCCGGTTGATGTTATTGAGGACCTCGCGGCCGAGGTACTGCGGGCGCTAATGCGCGAGAAGAGAACGGAATGCACGGAGGTCAGGTGACCATCATCGGCGGAATCTGTCGCAACCCGTTCGACTCCGAGCTCACGACCGAAGAACTCCGCGTGCTCGCCAACATCCTCGGCCCGCGACCGCCGCTCCTGCGCACCGGGGGCAGCCTCGCGAAGCTCTTCCCGACCGCAACGACAACCAACTTCGACGCGCTCGACACGCTGATCGAACGAGCGCTCTCGACCGGCTGGCGCATCCTGCTCGGCCCTGTCGATGTGCCGGCATGGGCGAGCGGCGGCAAGGCGGCGTGTGTGTGCTCGGTCGAAGGCTCGAGCTGTCAGGTGCTCGCGCAGTGGCATGTGCCGGAGGAACGATGGCTTGCCTGCTATGCTGCGATGCTGGCCGCGAATCCAGACTCCACGAGTGATCTTGATGCGCAGAGTAGGATCGTGAACGTTCTACTCGGCGCCGAAGGACTACTCGTAGCGCCTTACGGCATCGCGTGGCACTTCGTCGATAACTACCGCCGCGAACTAACCAGCGCGCTTGCGTGGGATAACCCGGAGGCGCCGGACGGCCACGTCCACGTTTGGGGCGATCCGCGATTCGTCGAGCAGGACAAGCTCTCCGCGCCGCGTCCTTGGCTCCTCAGTGCCGCCGCCATGCCGCACATCGACCCGAAAGCCATGCAGTACATGGGCGAGGCGCTGGCCGACCGCTATGCCGACTCTGTTGATTTCTTCGGCGTCGGGCTGAATGAACCGGACATCGCCCTATCGAACCCACTCATCGCCTTCGACGGCGTGAACGGCGGTGACGGCGGCGACACGATTCGTGACCGAACATTGGCCGAGCATGTAGTCCCGTTCACTACTGGCCTGCGAAACATCCTCAAGCAAGCACCGTTGCTGCGCGTGCCGAGGTTCATCGGTCCAGAGGTGGCGTATCCAGGAACTCTTCCGCGCTTCTCGCCTATCTTCGATCGCGTCGACGTTACCGGCGTACACACGTACGGAAGCGTCGAAGAATCATCGTACGCACACGCTGCTCAGTACGCGGCCCAAGCGAAAGCGGCGCGCCTGCCTTGGGGCGTCTCCGAATTCGATTCGCCTGACATGACGGGCTGGCTTCGTGGCCTGCTCGCTCTGAACCTCGATCCAGCGCCGCTCTTCTTCATCGGTAACGAAGGTTATCGGTTCGTCGATGGCTTCGGTCAGGGTGAGACGAAAGCGACGGCTGACGGGGAGGCTATGCGCGCACTGCTGCTGGAAGTGAATGGGAAGCGAAGGGTGGTGCGGTCGTGAGCGCGAACTTCCCGACCGAAGACGAGATTCACGAGCCCGCCCATGGAACAAGCGACCAATCAAGTGACCGAGCCGAAAGCTCGGCAGAAGGAGAAGAGCAATGTCAGGTGGAGCAAATACAGCAGTCGGAGTCAACCTTGCAGTTCAGGAGGTCCCGTACCTCATCGCGGCGCTCATCGGATTCTTCGGCAGGCGCCGCAGCGGCATGACCGGGGAGCAGAAGCACGATGCCGTCGTGGACTTCGTAGCGCCGCTCGTGCCACCGGCGCTCGACGCGGGAGGGCAGATCGCGATCAACAATTCCGGCGACGCAGCACACAAGGCCGAGATCGGAGAGCTCGTCAAGGCCACGCACGATGTACTGCTTGCGGCGGGTCAGATCGCGCCCACGAACGTTCTGGAAGGTCCGACCGCGCCGCTTCCGGTCGGGAAGCCGCTCGGCGGCCCGCTCGGCACCGAGTCTGTCAGCGGCACCGCAACGTTCCAACAGAATGCCACGAAGGCGACGCCGTGAGCCGCATCGTCGTCTACGTCGCGGATCATGACGAACTAGCCGTCCGCGAGGTCATCGAAGCGGCGCTGCGTCGCGAGGCGATCGTGGCGTTCGAAGTGACCGTCGAGCCGGACGAAGTTGATAAGGCGTCGACCGACGCTCGCGCGAAAGCGTGACCGTTCTTTACAGTGGAGGCATGCAGGCTTCGTGTGGTTTTAGTTTCGGACTCTGCGCGGGCGGCTCTGGCATGCGGTCGCTCGCGCACTTTGGATCGTTGGCTCGTTCATGTACATCGATGACGCGATGAACGACGGGGCGTTCGTCCCCGAACCGGTCCCGTTTTGCTGCCGGACGCACCGATACGATCCGCGCTGGGTACAGGTCGCAATCGACGGGCGCGCTGATCTGCTCTGCCCGCGCTGCAATTGCGTCATCATCGAAGACTTCCGAGGACCGCATGAGCGACGCATTTTCAATATCCGATATTGAATCGCTGGCCGCGATGATCCGCACCATGCCGCTGTACCGAACGCAGCGGAAGATGCTGCGCGAGGCAGTCCGGAACGCGCCAACAAGACGAGGCCGCAAGCCGCAGGAGATGTGCGCCGCGGGACTTCACGTGATGGCCGTAAGTCGCAGGAAGGGGCGCGGCGGCTGCGGCGACTGCAACAACGCGAACTCGAAACTTCGGCGCGTTTATGGGACATTGAAGAATATTCCTTGACACGTTTATAACTCCATGTATAAACTGCCGCGCTCAGGAGGTACAGATGGCGAAGCCGAATTACAAACTGTGGGCACTCCGGACGGCTCGGAAGGCGGCAATCTGCGACAAGTGCGGCGAGAACATCAAGCCGGGATCGCAGATCCGACACCAAGGAACGAAACGCATACACGCGCGGCACGTACGGACGTAGGAGGAGACGATGGCAAAAAACAGCAAGAGTGACCGCCCCGGCGACGATGAAATGGTGGACACCATCGGCGATGTGCGCGCCGAGCGGGAGAAGATCCCCGCAATCGAGACGGCAATTGCACAGGCGAAGAAGAAGCGCGTCGAAGTTGCGGAGATCACCGAAGGGCTGGAAGAAGAGTTGAAAGCGAAGGAATTCAAGCTCTACGAAGCGCTCAAGGAACACCGCGACGAGCTCACCGAGGAAGAAGATAAGAAAGGCAACAAGCTGCGCGTGTACCGCAACGGCGATTACTACGCGGCCATCCTCGACAAAGAGACGTTGCAATACGACATCACGAAAGAGGCGTCCGCGAAGAAGTAAGCGGCGCGGCGATTCGGCGCCACTGCCTACAGCGCCGAGTCGCCCGTTGCGGTAGGTGCCCGTTCATGTTCGCATTGCAGAAGCCGCGGGTCGGCGCCACTGCGATGCGGCTCTCAGGACGGGCACCTTTCGGAACGGCAGCGTTGCGGTGTGATGACGAGAACTCTGGATGACGGAAGCACGTACCAGGTAGAAGAAGGTGGCAGTGAGAAAATCGTGCCACTCGTCATCACATCGGAACGGTCAGCCGCCGCGAAAATCCGTCGCGCACTCACCCTCCGCTGCTGATAGCCGTCGCGGTTGGCCGTTCTCTTTCTTGAATAGAGGGTTGAGAATGAACAGAAAGAAACTGGCCCGGCGCACCGCACTCGCCGCCAAACTGCACGACAGGCACAACCCGCCGTACCGCGTGATGGGCGACGATGGGCATTTCGTCGGCGCGCCGACGCGACAGGCCGCGCGCGAGTTGAAGCGAGAGCAAAAGTACGAGTCGTACATCGAACAGCGGGTGGCGAGCGGTTACGACTACACCCGCATCCACTGAGCGAATCAAGAGGGAGGCAGCATGTACAGAGATAACGAAACCAGCCCCGAACAACCGCCCGTAGGTGAGATCGAAGCGATGGGACATCGTGCGCGCGAATTAGCCGACCGCGCCATCAACTGCCGCGAAGAGATCGAGCGGCGCATCGAATCTTTGCAACGCGACCTCAAACGGTTGGACGAGTTGCAGGGAGTGCCGCTACAGCAGCACGCATCCCCTCGCGCGATGAAGGCTAGTGTTGACAACGCCGAGGACGATCTGGTACTCGTCGCGCACCGGGAGGGCGAAGTCACCGACGTGCGGAAGGAATTGAAGAGTTCCGACACGTTCGGTGCAGGCCGGTACCGCATCCTTCAGGACACCAGCGTGGCCCCGTACGTGAAGACGGTGAAGACGACGACGGAATCTGCTCTCGACTTCACGCCGAGTTTCAAGCGCGGTCCTCGGCAGCCGAAGACGGAGAATGCGACCGAGCCAAAGGGGAAGAAGAAGGGGGCGAAGTGAAGATTTACGTCGCCTCTTCCTGGCGCAACCCACATCAGCCCGAAGCTGTACGGTTTCTGCGCAGCATTGGGCACGCGGTCTATGACTTTCGCGAACCTGACGGCGAGGGTATCCCTGGCGGATTCCAGTGGGAGCAAATCCCGAGCTGGCAGCCGTGGCCACCGTCCGCTTTTCGTGCGTGCCTTCAGCATCCCATGGCGGCAGCGGGCCACACGCGCGATATGGAGGCCCTGCGCGACGCCGATGCGTGCGTTCTCGTTCTCCCGTGCAATCGTTCAGCGCACACGGAATTCGGCTTTCATCTCGGACGAATCGAGTGCGGCTACCGCGAATTCGGGTCGGCGATTGTTTACTACCCCGATGGCATTGAACAGCAGGAGCCGGAACTCATGTACCGCGATGCCAAGATTTGCAGCGGGGGGCGAGAGTTGCGAGCGGCCCTCGACGCTGTTTCGGTGTAGGCTGGAGGGCGTATGGCCCAATCCGTTCACCCGTTCCGACCCGTCACCGATTCCGAGCGCTGCGAGGGCTGTCGTTTGAAAGAACAAGAGAACGCCGAACTTCGGGCACGCGTCGCGCGGCTTGAACGGGCGGTTCAGCGTGACAGTTCTTTCTACGAACGGCGCGCGGTCAACGACGGGAAGGCGCAGGTCAAGTTACGGCAATGAGGTAACAACCAATGGCTGAGAATTCTCACATCACGTGGACCGACAACACTCATAACGAGTGGATCGGTTGCACGAAGGTGTCGGCAGGTTGCGACAACTGTTACGCGGAGCGCGAGCAGGATCACCGTTACGGTCGTGCGAAGTGGGGCAAGGGCAACGCTCGTTACCTCACATCGGAAGCCAACAGGCGGAAGCCGTTCGCGTGGGAGCGGCAGGCGATCAAGGAAGGCCGACGAATCAAGGTCTTCACCGCCTCGCTCTCTGATGTCTTCGACGAGGAAGTACCTGACGATTGGCGTGATGCGCTGATGCGCACGATCGGCAGCACGCCGCATCTCGATTGGCTCGTGCTCACGAAACGACTCGCCAAGATGCGCAGGTACCTCGGCGCGTTTCCGTCGCTGATTCCGAAGAACGCATGGTGGGGTTGCTCGGTCGAAGATCAGGCGACGGCAAACCAGCGAATACCGGAGTTGCTGAAACTGCGTGCTCTCGTCGGCGATGCGCCACTCTGGCTTAGCATTGAGCCGTTGTTGGGGTCGGTCGATCTTGATTCGCATACGTGGCTTTATGAAGCCGTGCCACACAAAGGCCGCGGAATCGAGTGGGTTGTTGTCGGTGGAGAGAGCGGCCCGGCAGCGCGTCCGATGCATCCCGATTGGGCACGGACACTTCGCGATCAGTGCATCGCGGCGGGCGTGGCCTTTCACTTTAAGCAGTGGGGAGAGTGGCTTCCCACCGATCAGAATCCGCAGCTATGCGCTCACGCATCACAAGTCGAGATGCGAATCGACAAGCACGGCGACTTCAACGGCATCACGAGGGAACGCGACAACGTCGAAATGAATCGTGTCGGCAAGAAAACCGCCGGTCGCCTACTCGATGGGCGCGAGTGGAACGAGTTCCCACGTGAAGCCTAACGACAAGGTGCGAATCTATCAGGTGCCAGCCCCTCGCCTAACCGCGATCGTGTTCGGCGAACGACAGGGCCGCGTGCTACGCGTCTACCCGAAACTCGGCGTCGTCATCGTGGAATTCGACGAGGACCACATTTTCAGGCTGCGGATGGATGAGGTGACGACGACCTAGCGGTGATGCTCGTCGTCCTGCCGCTGCGCTTCCTGCGCCTGCTGTTCCTGAACCACGCTGAGCGTCGCGGCGATCTTGTTGTTCACGTCGTTCGCGACAGAAGCCGCCTCCTTGCTTGCCGCCGCAGCTTCGCCCGTCATGGCCGTGTTCTGGGCGAGCTGCGCGGATAGCTGCTGCGCGACGACGTTTTGCTGTGTCACTACGACTGCGGCTTGTTCGGCCAGTGCGCCGAGACGTTCACCAGTGACGACGTGTTCGGCGTGTGACTCGTCCCGCAATGTCCGCTGGTTCCACTTCAATGCCAGCGCGAACAGGCCGTTAAAGACAACGCCGGCGAGCGTGAACCCGCCAGAGATTAATGCGATCTGTGCGGCATCAGTCACGTCACTGCGGCGCCTTTTTGTGTACGCTCTCCTGCGCCAACTCGCCGACGAAGTAGATGATCTTCCACCGGAAAGAGTCGAGCTCCTTCGCGTAGTCGCACAGCTCTTGGCTGAATACCGCAGCGCGGTCCATCTGCTCCTCAGTGAGCGTTCCGGCCTCGCGTCCCTTCATGAGTGATTCGCAGAACACTTCGCCGACGTGGCCGAGAGCATCGGCAGAAGACTTCAGGGCGCCGTATCCGTCGATGATGATCTTGCATGCTGCACACATCACTTGCTCCTTTCGGCTTCCAGTCTGGCCGCCGCTTTCTCCAGGGAAATGATACGCGCTTCAAGTATGTCGGCGCGCGATTCGATCTTGTTCATTTGCTGCTGGTGAAACTCCAGTTTTGCGGCCAACTTTCCGCTGTCCACGTTCAAGGCGGCAATCCCGGCCTCAATAGAAGTGACCTTGTTCCAAATCGACGACAACAACACGAGCGCGATTGTCAGAAGGAAGCCGAGCGCAGAAAGCCAGAAACCAGGCTTTTGCCAATCGGATGGCGCTTTGTCGTCGTATACACGGCGCCCGTAGTTTTGCCGCGGTATGCGCTCGGTGTCCTCTCCAGGGGTTTCCTCGGCCATCCTTGCGTCCTCCCGAATCAATGCTAGCGACATGGTCGCACTTCCTCACTTCCAATGTGCGATGAGATAGGCCAGAGTCGCACACGCCGCGCCGAGCCAGCCGAGATTCCATTTCGACGGCACATTGAACGCCGCCAGTGCGAATAGAACGAACGCCGCAATCCAGAGAATGAGTACGAGCATCTGCGCCTCCTATTTCGTTTGGACGTATTCCTTACCGCCATAGTGTTGCTTGAATAGGTCATACCATTGAGGGTACGTTGACTTGAACGCGGTTGGGTTCAGCATGTACTGCGCGCCGAGTTCTGCGTACATTTCGTTGAAGGCGCGATCGTGATTCTGCGGATAGGCATTGGCGTATGCCACGACTGCTTTCGGGATTGTCGCGATAACCGCACGCTCGGCGGGCAGGCCGCCAGATTGGCGAGCGGCGGCAGCTTTATTGATGGCATCCACTACCATCTGCTGGAATTGCTGCCTTTGCTGAGGTTGTAGGTCCTTTTGATAGACGGCGTGATTGACCTCGTGCGCGTAGGTGCCTGGTTCGTCCGTGGCCGAGCGATCGACTAGGACAGTATTAGCCGGGGCGGTTTGCTGGCGGCGCGCGCTGGGTTCAAACGCCAGCCCATAAAGTCCGCGGTCCTCAGGAGGCATTGTGCCGGTGCCTGGTATTGGCGTTCCGTAGGTAACGCTGCGCGCATTCTTGAACTGAGGCGGCAACAATGTTGACGGCGGAACTGGCGTCGGAAACTTCGCCACGCTGCCATCCGGCGCGGTGCGTTTCATAAACAAGGCGTCATTTTCATCGCGTTCACCGCTAGCCGGAAACTCTACGGCTGTGCCTTGCCTTTTCGGAGACGTTATCTGCCCGCCATCTGGCGTCCCTGTTTGTTGACGAACGCCAGTTGCCCCCCCGGTTTGATCTTGCCCGCCTTGCGCATTGCTCGGAGCCATCCCAAAATTGGCGTGTTTAGAATCGGCTCCGACGCTGTTGATGAAGGCCCTTGTGACGTGCTGAGGGACGGGGACTGTTGATCCGTCTGGATTGACATAAACGGCCTCCTGTGAAAATAGATTCTGCCGCGCGAGATTCAGATCGCCGTTCGACTGCGCGTACGCATTGGATACCGCCTGATGGATGGCCGCGTCGTGACCGAAAGCATCCGATAATCCGACGCCCGTCATGAGCGGCGTGGCGAGGTCCGAGACGCCCTGCGCATCGCGCGCCTGGATCGCCTTCGCGAGGCGCATTTTGTAGCCGCCCACCGTTGTCCGGTAAAGCGGGTTCTCGCGCACGCGGTTCAGCATGTCCATCAGTTCCAGGCCGCCGCCAACAACCCCGGCTACCTTCGCCGTCGTTGCCGCTGCGGCGGGGCCGCCGAGTAGTCCGGCCGCCCCGGTAGCAGCGCCGCCAAGAACCGTCTTCCGAAGGATGCGCGTGGTATCACCAAGTGCCGCGACCGGCACCGGCTTCTGCGCATCCTTGGGAAGCTTATTCATAGCGTCAAGCCACATTGATTTATCGGAGTTCGCCGCCGCCGCAGCGGGATCTTGATTCACTACATCGCGGATAGCGTCGGCCGCGGTAGTGCTTGCCGGCAAGTATCTCGGATCAATGCCGGGATTCTGGTAACCGCCCTGCACGGTGCCGCCGACGTAGTTGTAATCCTTCGTGAGTTTCGCGAGAACGTCGTTGCGAATCATCCCGCGATTCGAACTCTGGGTGATGTGCTCGGCCAGCTTGTTCAGCTCATTCGCCTTGTTCCAGAAATCAGGATGCGCAATCTCCCGCACTACTAACTCGTCGCCATCCTGCACGACTTCGCCCATCGGGCGCTTAAGCTTGTCGATCAGCGCCGCACGATACTCCGGATCTACTGGCGCTGGCACACGCTGAACCTCATTGAAGAGAGCATCTCGCTGCGCTTCGATGTCGGACAAAATCGGCCCAACACGCGCAGCCTGCGGGCGATTCAGGATAGGAGTCGTGGTGTCGATCGCGTCGGCGTGCTGTTGCGCGACTCCAGCGATTTGCTTCTTTGGATTTTGCAGCGTAACGCCTTCATCGCCGAGGCGCGACGCGATGGACTCGGCCAAGGGGCGATTTGCACTTTCGTCTGGCGCGAGCGTGTCGGCATACTGAGCAACCCCAGCGCGCCGCAACCCAGGCGCGATCGCGGGTAACGCCTTCGTCACGCCGTGAGTCAACCCGGCGAGCGCCGCCGCCCCGGCGACACCGCCATAAAGATCAGATCGCGTCTGGTTCGCCTCGCCGCGATGGTAGGACTCTTTCGCCGTACCGATCGGGTCCGGCAGTCCGGCCTCTTGCAGAAACCCGCTCGCGAGATCAGATAAACCAGGCGTCTCGCCGCGGGCCTGGGCGGCGCGGATACCCTGCTGCCCTGGCATGTCGCCGTGACCCGTCAATGCGATGAGCGTCTTGGTGACGGGGTCCATGCGAACCAAGTTCAAAGGATTGATGGCACTTCCGACGCCAGATAGGAATCGCGACGGCGGCTCTTGAAAGGTGATTTGATCAGGCGTTGTGACGCCCGCTCCCGCCTTAACTGCGGCTGGTGTCAGGCCGCGCGCGGCAAGGCGCGCAGTCGCGGCGTCGGCGACACTCAGCGGGTTGCCCTGCTCGTCGAGGTAGGTGGCCTGTGGCGGCGGAGTCGCCGAAACAGGATTGCCGCTGCTGTCGAGATAGGTAGGCATGTCACTGAGCCATCCAGCCTACGCCATCCCAAACGCCGACGCGCCCATTCGGGAAGGTTTTCTTGTCGCCTACTTTGGGCTGTCCTGTCGGCTGCGTCTGCGGCGCAGCACCGCCGCCAACGCCCGGCGCATCAAGAGAGTCCGCCGATACGCCGAACTTCTGTAAGATCGAGCGCGAGGCTGGATTGAGGATCGAAAAATCGCGCTGGCGGCCAACACCCTTCGTGTACTGGTCATCGAGCTCGCGCAGGCGGCTCGCCATTAGGTCAAGTGCGGCGTTGATTGCGCCCTTACGATCGGCCGGCGTCGTGTTGTGAGAGAACGCCGACTGAACGGCCTCGCGCTCCTTCTCACCAGAGACGGACGACCCGCGTAGCATCGTTTCGAGCTCATTCCCCACAGCGTGCGCCGCGCGATCGTACTGCCCCATGGATTCCTGTAAGCCTTCGTTCCCGGCCTGCCGTTCCACGGTGTTGGCGACGGCATTCCACATCGGGAAACGCGAGTTATTTAGTTTGTCGCCGTATGTATTCAGCGTGTTCAGATGGCCGATAAGCTGATTGATGGATCGCACTGCGGCGGCCGACTTACCAGAGTTGAAGTCCTTTTTCGTCGCCGCCTGCGTGGGGTAGTCGTTCATGTTGAAACCGGGGTCGTACTTCTGAACCTCGGCCATAATCGCGGCTTGCTGTTCCGGCTTCCACCGTCGCATCAGCATCGGGTCGTAGTCACGGTTAATGAGAGCCTTCACGATTGGCGACGCGTCGGCTAACGACGCGCTGCCGCCCTGACCGCTCGGCGTTGCCCCGAACATGGCAGGCGCGGCGCCCTGCCGCATCGCTTCCATATCCTTTTGCGCCTTGATGTGCATCGCCGCCACGTCACGCTGCGCCTGCGCCGAGCGCCGAGAGTCGTTCTCAGTCGTCTGCGCGGTCAGATTCTCGGCGGAAGTCGGCATGGCCGACGTGGAGCGCGCCTCGTAGTCCGTCACGGCGTTCCCGGTCGGCTTCGGGATGGAGGCCAAGAACGGGTTCGGAGGCGGCGTGGGAGGCCCTTGCTGGCCCGCCGGGGACGAGATCGGCGCTGCCGGTGTCGATGGTGGGGCGCCGGGCGAGGAAGCCGATGGCGCGCTCCCTGGAGCCACAGGAGGCGGTTGCGGCGCGGGAGACGAGGTCCGCGCCTGAAGGTCGGTCGCCTGCTGCTGCCTGAATCCCTCTGGCGGCATGAAAGACTGCGCCGAGCCTACTTTCATTGTAAGGTTGATCGCGTTCGGGTCAGTGCCCCCCGACGCCGCGATTCCGGTCTGGTCCGCCGAATACTTCGCGGCGTTGGCGGCTGTCGTGTCGAGTGCGGTCGTGCCGCTACCAACTAAGGCGCCAAGATGCAGGCTTCCGAGTGACGGATCTGCGGTGAGCGCGTCGTTGATCACCTTCAGCGCGCCGTCTCTATCCCCCGCCTCCATGTGATGCTTCACGCCAGCGATGACGTTTTGCGCCGCAGCAAGACGCTGCGAACTGGCGAGCGTGTCCTGCCCTTGCTTGAGCATTCCCTGCTGATAATCGCCGGTCTGCTGTAGCTGTTGCTGGCGCAGCGCCAAATCCTGTTGCCGCACATCCTCGGTCGCCTGTTGTGCGTCCTCATTTTTTTGGTCGGCTTCGCGCTGAGACAAATGTTGCACGAACTGGTTTATATAATCCATAGTGGAGGGGCGATTGAGCGCAACTACGTTAGCCATTCGATCGCCTCACTTCGTCACCACGGTTCCATTCGGCAGACCGTTTAGGATGTTTTGGAGTTGGTCAAGATTCGTGACGCCGAGCCCCATCAGACCGAGAATGAAGTTGCCGATGTTCGCCTCACGTTGCACGCCAAGCTGCGCCAAACCAAGCTGGTTTTCGAGCTGAGCGCGCATGTTTGCCGCATTCGATGCCGCGATGGACGCAGCCGAGGCCGCGGCAGCTTGGAGTTGCGCAGCATCTACCGCCCTGTCGGCCTGATACTTCTTTCCTTGGAGATCGAGATTCGCGATGTAGCGCTGCATCACGTCGTTCGTGTCGATGCCGTACTTTTTAAGAATGTTATCGTTGTTGTCGAGATACTTTTGAAGGTCATCATTACTGACGACTTTGAACTTTTCGAGGTCGTTATTTAGATCAGTGACGTACTGCTGCATACCCGCCTCGGTCGAGATTTTCGCGAGGTCGGTGTTTTGCTGGACAACGGCGAGGTATTCCTTGCCGAGCTCTCCGGCGAGCTGCCCCGATTGCTGAGCGGAAAGGTTACTCACGGCTAACGCTTCGTTTTCGCCGAATCCACCAGAATTGATAGCGCCAGTGGCGGCCGCGTCGGCCCTCAAGTCACCGATGAGGTTTTGGCGCTGCTGCGTAAACATCGGATCGAGCAGCGATTCAACCCCCGGCTGCTTCTGATTGTTCGTGTAGTTTTTGGTGAAGAGGTCGATGAGATTCTGTATGTTGGCGTCAGGGTTATTGCCCGGCGGTGGCGTGACACTCGGAGGTGGCGGGGGCGGTGTCGTATTGGGCGGAGGGGGCGCCGTGCTTGGGGGCGGAGGGGGCGGAGGGGGCGGCGCGTTGTCGGGGGGCGGAGGGGCGCCAGTGCCAGGCGGAGGCGGCGGAGGCGTGGTGTTCGGGTCCGGATTTTTCGGCGCGTTAGGATCAACGTAGTCAGATGCGCCCGGCCACGTCATACCGGGATTCGTATCTGGACGCATCCACGGATAGAGATTCTTCCCCCCGCCTCGGCGATTCAGGTCATACCATAGAGCGAAATCGACTTGGCCGCCGTATGCTTTGACGAGAGGATCATTCGGCGATGCGGATGCCGCCCAATCACGATACGCCTTCACATCGTCGGCCGTGACGTTCTCGTAGCCCTTGAACTTCGCGTACCACTTCGCGGCGACATCGGGATCGGCGTCGCCGCCGACTGGAGCCGGCGGGACATCGGGTCTTCGAAATTTGTCGTACCACTCGGCGAAGGTCATCCCCTGTGCAGCTTCTTGGCTGGCTCGGTAATCGTTGACGTCAATCGCGGTGACGCCGTGATAATCGCCAGTCGGCCCGTTGAACGTGCGATACCACGCGGCAGCGACGACAGGGTCCTCCGCGCCTAACCCGAACGGCTTTGTACCACCAGAAAACGGATTTGGCTGCCATGGATAACGCTGGTTGTCGTAAATACGTTTGTTGGCGTCATACCACTGCGCGAAATCCATCGCACCGGGATTTTGCCGATACTCGACGACATCGGCGGGCGTCACACCTTCGTAGCCGGTGAATTGTCTATACCATGCTGCGGCGGCGTTCGGGTCAGCATCGCCACCGGCCGGCGCGGGTGGTAAATGCGGTCGCACGTTCTGGTCGTACCACTGCTCGAAAGGCACGTTGCTGGCTGTTTTTTGCCAGTTGTAGACGTCCATCGGCGTAGCGCCCTTGAAGTCGCCATTCGGCCCGACCTGCGTCTTTCTGTACCACGCCGCGAGATTTTCGTAGTCAGTATCGCTTGGCCGTTGCCCGGGCGCGGCAGCACGATGCTTGCCGGGGTCGTTTGGGTCTGGCGTCGTCGGATCTGGATTCGGCTGCGGACCAGACCCATCGCCAGGACCGAGCGCCGGATCGTCTGGATTTTTGACGGACTGCGGGCCTGCGCCATTGCCTAGAATCGCTTTATAGTAGGCCGTTAGGTCAGGCGCGCCAGAGATTGGATCGTAAACATAGCTCTGCGCCTTGGCTAACATTTGAGCCCACGGATCATCAGGGCTCGTGCTGTTCGGTGCGGCGTTGAAGTTCGTAGCAGCTTTCGCGAACGGATTCGAATTCGGCGAGGTTGTGTTGTCAGGCTGTGGCGGTGGCGCAGTGTACGGCTGCCAGTTGCCTACATGGTTCAGCACATCCGCGAACGGATTGTCCGAGCTCGTCGGCTGTTGCGTGACGGCGTTTGTCTGCGACTGCGGCGTGTAGGCGCCAAGCTGCCCGTTGGCGGTGTCGCCGGCCGGGTTGTATTCAGGCCATACGGAAGGATTGGCCCATGCGCTCGGAACTGTCATTTAGACCTTCTGTCCCACAGAGCTGCGGCGGAACGGTGAGCTCGGATTCGGTGCGTTCCATTCGGAACTGCCATCACCGCCGTAAAACGCGTTATAGGGAAGTCCATAACCGAAGCCGGGCTGATTCTGACCTTGGCCCTCTGGCGCAGTCCATCCGAGATTGCCCAGGCCGATATTCTGGCTATTGATAAAGGCGTTGCCGGAACGCTGCGCGTTGGTTTGATCAGGAATGTGTTCGCGGGGCATCGTCTGCTCCGGAGGGAACACGATGCCGGACGGGCGCAGATTGTCGGCGCTCACGTCATTTGGCTTAGGTGTTGGCAACTGATCTGCGAACACGCGCTTGATGGTTGCGACAATCGCCCCGAACGGCATTCCGGCAGAATTGAGCGACATGGCGAAATTAAACGCGGCTGAGCCGAGAGACTTGATATCGTCCCAATTACTGATCGTTTTAGAATTGGTCTGATCTGGAAGATTGCCAAATGGATCTCCGGACGTACCTGCTGGCGCCCCCATGTGTCCGAAAGGATCTCCAGTCACGCCATCGTTGGGATTGCCCTGCGGCCCAGGCGCCGTGGTGTTGTTGTTCGTTGCGTTCGCCGTGGGCTTGTGCATCTTCGATGTGTCGAAGGTCGGCACGTGGATGCCGCCCATGAACGCCGGGTTTCCAACAGCATCCGTATTCAGCCGGAAGTCGGGGTTCAGGTTGGAGATTCCGTTGAGGTATTGGTCGGTAAACTCGGACGTGTAATTAAATAGATTCTTGAGCGCATCCGTTTTCCACTGCTCGGTAGGCGTCGGCGGCGCCGTGTAGAAGTTCGGCGCCTGATTCGACTTATGGATGCCATATAGGAGCGCAGCGATTTGAGCCCAATCGGAAAGTGCCATTCTGCCAGCCCTCCATTACGCAGTCGTTGCGTTAACCCACGGCAGCTCGCCGCGCTTGACCTGAAGTGTAGCATCCGCCTTCGAAATCGACCAATTCGTTTGCCCGCCGCCCCCGGCGGCGCTGATCTTCACGGTGACTGAAGGACCCATCGCGCCAATCGGAAGACGAACGCGAGGAGTCGAAAGGCTGATCGTGGCCGGGTATCCGGCAGGCGTTGTGAACGTTGTACCGCGGTCGTAGCTATAGGATGGTGTAACAGTCTGTCCAGTCTGACTCGCTGTCGCAAGGTGAAACACGCCGACTTCCTCGAGGTAAGCCTCATAACGAGGAGCATAAAGCTCCAGCGGCTTGTAGATCACGTCCGCCGTCACTGTGAGCGGCGTAGCGGTGTTGTCAATGGTGTCCTTCGCGGTGGATGTCTCCATGAGCCGCGTCACGCCAAAACCTCCGAAGGAGACAAGCATTCGGCCGCCGACGAAGTCGTAGAGCATGGAACGCACGGGGGGCGCCCCGCTCACGTCGATGTATGACCATGCGCCAGAAAGGATGTGGTAGACGTAGATTTTACCCGCCTGCGTATAAACCCACACTTCTCTATTTGCGTGCTCGACGACGAGAAAGGGGATGTTGTAGGTCGCCTGACTTTCGACCCATCCCGCGCCTCGCGCCATGATCTCTTCACGCATGGCCGGGCCGCCGATCTCTTCCGGATTCCAGTCGTCGCCCATGCGATAAATACCATTCTCGCCGATCCAGTAGAGTGTATCGCCCTGCGCCTTGCGGAAGTCCGTGGTTTGTCCGGCGCCGAATGTGTCCCATGCGCGAGGCCCGATACAGCCTATCTCTGTGTTTGCAGGCTTCTCCGGTAGAATCGGCACGTTCTTGTCCGTCGTGCGCTTGAAAACCCAAAAGCCGCGCCGCTTGAACACGACATACCGCCCCGCGACTTGGCACGCTGCGATCGGGAGTCCGGCGACTTCCGGCAGCGTGAACGTGTTCTTGGCGAGGATGCGCTTCGGTTCCTGAATCTCAGACCACACCACGGCATCTAAGTTGACAGTAGCAGTCGCGGACGCTTCCTGGTTGAAGAATGGCGGGTAAAAGTCTCCGGCCGTATATTGCTGCCCGTGATTTTGCTTCGCCGGGTTGCCGTCCGCGAGGCCGTCGCGGTACGCGAAATTAAGCGGTGCCAGCGTGTACGTCGGCGTAGCGCTGTTTCCGAAAATAATCCAGGTGCGAACAACGTAGGTATCCGGATCTGGAGGTAGATCAGCCGAGACATAAACGGGCTGCCACGACGGTATCGCCGTGCTGTTGAAAATCGAAGTCTCGACAAACCCCAAGGTGTCTGATTGGTAGCAAATCCAAGTGATTCCGTTGTCAGTAACAGTGCTGCCAAGCGTCGTCGCCCACGTTGGCTCCGCCCCTCCAGTCGTCCCGGCGTTTTGCGCGCGATACACAAACCCGTTTCGAGCGGAAGGTGTTATGAGGCCGCCGCTCGAAACGGCATCGCCGACGTTCCACGTCGCGGCCAAGCGCACGGCGATCGTCACCGGCATGTCATAGCTCGCCGACACGGCTTGAAGATCACAGCGGTATACGCGCTTTGTAACTGACGCCTGCCCGACTAGCGTTTCCGCGTCGGCGTAGGCGAAAGCCGTCGTTGCATCGGTCGGGGTGAGTCTCCCCGTCGTCGTTCCGCCAGCGACGACGTCGTCTGCATCCACGTTGCCCAGGGTCCAGTTTCCGGCAGTGGCACGGTAGGCTTTCGTGGTTCCGAGTAGGTTATTGACCGTGACGCGGGGACAGGCCAAGAACAAACGCTCGATAAAGGATGTGATTGTGCGGGCAGTGATAGCGGTGTTGAACGGCGACGAGGACACGCTGGAGCCGTCATAGACCGAGGCGCCAGCGGGCGTTCCTGCGCCGTCGTCGAACATCTGGTAAACCTTCCCCATGAAGTTAGCGAAATCAGTCAGACGCCCAGACGGCGTTCCGGTGACAACCGCCGCCGTGTAACCCAGGCCGGTAGAATCCTTCGTGCGGAGATTTTGCGACGCATCAACGGCGAGCGTTTTTGTGACTTGATTCGCCATATCCTCCCATCGCAAGAGGTTCGCGACGCTCATCAGCGAGTCATAGACGAAGGGTGGCCTGCGAATCTGCCGGAGTGGGCGAGTCAGATAGTTGTGCAGCAGTAGCGCATAGCCATCCGGAACTTCGGCGGCATCGCCGGGCGCAGACGAATTAATCGCCCACATGCCTTTTTCCGAACGCATCGGAATCGTGGCGGTGCGCTTTCCCGTCTGCGTCATAAAGATCCGGCCTTTACGGTGTAGCGGCCTTTGGCGCTCGCATGAAACACGATCGCCCGTTCAGTCCACATTTTGCGGTCGCCCTCGTCAGCCCACCATCGCGCATCAATCCATGGCACCACGCTAATGCTGTTCGGCACGACTCCTAAATCGTGAGCGGCTACGACGGCTGTGCCGCCCGTGGCGCAGACTGCCACCACGGGCGTAG